GTTCATGGTGGTGTCGAGATAGTTTTTTTGAGAGGGAACAACTAGGGAACAAAAAGGAACACCCTGAAAAAAGCTAGAAGCATTGGTTTTATAGGAAAGATAGCAGTTTAAAGATACGTTCGATTCCCGTACTGGCTGCTAACGAAAACCTTGCAAAATCAAGGTTTTTTGTGCTTTTTAGAGGTATTTAAAAGCTCGAGGGAACAGGCTAGGGAACATGTAAGGAACAAGAACAAATATTCGAATTAAAACCATAGGAGGAAAACTTGTGTGTGAGACGCAGGTAAAACCAATGTAGACGGCAGAAATGCGGTCTTTTTTTGTTACCTAAATTATGTTAATATGGTTGTATGGAGGTGGTGTTGTGATACATACCGCATATGATGTGATGAAAGAATATCTGATAACCGGTGCAGAACTTGACGGCCAGTTTCAGATACCAATGCTCCCAAAAGTGGATTTCTCACCGGGCAAGTCGATTGACTTTGCGTCTTCAAAATCCAGATCACTGAAAGGTCACAAGGACTTGACGGTGAATTTCTACATTGACGACAAAAGTTTTCTACAGGTATGGAATCAGCCTGACCAGTGCATTGAGCACTTAAAATGTTTCAATTCAGTTTGCAGCCCAGATTTCACAATTGCTTCCGGGATGCCAAGTGCGTTGAATATCTACAACCTGTACAGAAACCATGCTTTAGGCTATTATTGGGCGGTTATGGGCGTTAAAATTATTCCGTCCGTAAATATTATTAGTCCAAAGGAAATGCCATGGATATTTGATGGAACACCACACAGAAGCACTGTATCATGTTGCACCAATGGCAGAGTGCGGTCAAAGTCTGCAAGAATGGAGTTTTGCGAGAATTTTAAGGAAATGTTGGACGCAATAGAGCCGACAAAGGTTGTGATCGTAGGTATCGTGCCGGATGAACTCAATGTGGATGTGCCAATTATAAACCTCAATTCACGGAGCCAGAACATGAAAGAAGTGTTCAGAAAGGAGTAGGCATGGGAACCATCAGCAGGGAATCAGCGAAGCGCAGAAGTAAGGAAACGAGCCAACAGAAGCGCAGAAATGTTAAAATTTCAAACGTTATACAGAATAAAAAGAATTTCAGAAGTGACGAATTGAACGTTATGAAATAATAAAAGGTGGCAGCTTGATTACTGCCACCTTCCAACACCATGTGTTATACTTTATCCGTCTATCAATGAGGCTCCGGACGCCTTTCACCATTGATATCCGTTGGAATAATAATATCTCTTACGAATTAAAAAGTCAATAGAAATTCAAAAAAATTCACAGCACGCCGATGTACGTTCTACGGAATTTTCGACAAAATTAACAAGCATAAAAAATCGCAGGTCTGAATTAGTTCCAGATTTCTGCGATTTTTTTCCGGGGTTTTCCAGTTCCAGTGCATCTGCAATTGATACAGGAATTGCCCGGTAATACCAATTTTAAACATTTGTTCTAATCAGATATGATTGTATTAATTAAGTATTTCTAACTTTCTTGACGTCCCAAACCATCCCGATTTTGTCGAGCAGTTCTACCCGCTCCGGTGTGGTCTGGGCGTATGAATTGCCTTTTCTGGCGCTACGCTGTGAGCGTATCCATTGTCCCAGTTTATAACCGTCCGGGCAAACGTAAGAGCAGGGGACAAGTAAATCCCCGTTAAGGTTGTAGAACTCTTGAGCGTGTTTGTACCCGGTGCACCATTTTTGTGCTTGTGTCGCTAACGCCCCTGATCGGATTTCTTCCGCTTTTTCTGCGTAGTTTCCTGTGCATCCCGTAAAACTATCACGAGCGCTTAAGGCGTCTTCTAAGGCAGAATAAGAGCCAAGGTAATATTTTGCGCCATCCCGGTATACATTAACCTCCCAGCGCCCGAAACTGTTAAGATGCAGATTTTTGTATTTTACGATGTCTTTTTTATAAGCGTTTTTGGAATTTGCTTTTGCGTAAGACATCCGCAGCCGTTCCCTTTTGCACTCCGGGCCGCACACAAGTCGCCCGTTACGACTCTCGAACTCTTTCCCGCAGACAACGCATCGTTTTATATTGTTGTTTGTGATCTGCACACCCGGGCGCAGCTTCGCGAAGAACTCCGGGAACGTGCCGTTATTCTTTGCGATTTCCGCATCTTTGCGGACTTGTGCGGCCTCCTCCGGGCTTGCGAAAATTCCAAGCGTGTAATTCTTGCTGTTATAATTTATTTGCGTAATCCATTTATCAGTGTTTTTGTATGGATACACGTATTTTATTTTGCTCATGTGATCTCCCTTTTATAGCCGTACAGCTATACAAAATAATAACCCCTTTGCGTTCTGTCGTCAATCCCTGTTATCAATTCGATATTTGACGTTTTAAGGCGGTTTTATATGCCTGTGATAAAATATACCAGAATCACGCTGAAAGCCGTTAAAATGTCAAATAGAAGCCAATACAACTATATATAATTGTCAATGCACATCACACCGGGGAACAAGCCCCGGTGAAGTCCCGGCACAGGTCACGAACCGCCGCCGCCCGGAGCGGATGCAGGACACCAGAAAAAGAGCAGTGTTTTACCGCTCTAAATAGTTTATATGCGCGACCCGGGGCAAGTCCCGGAAGAATTCCAGGAAGCCGGAGCCGTCAAGAATATTGTACTGCCGGTCAGATGTCGGAATGATGCTTCCGTTCTTAATCTCCATACAAGAAAGTTGCAAATGATCTGCCTTTTTTGTTGACCGGTGCAGCGCGTACCGCATAAAAGACACCGCCCCAGACTGGCAGCGAACCGGCGGCAAGTCGTACCAGATCAGCGGAACAGCCCCGGATGAAACTACCCGGAAAATATCGGCGGCGTTCTGCCTTGCAATATCCCTTATTTTTTGGACTTCGGAAAAATCACCGCTTTTTATGGCGGCAACGGTTTGTTTGGACGTTGGCTTTACAATTTCAACCATTTTTTCTCCTTACTACAAGTCGAATTTTTACTTGATTTTTTGCGCACTATGATGTATGATACATATATCAGCTAGTAACAATTGCTGGTTCTTGTGTGAACCATGATTTCGCCGAGAGTCGCCCCGATCAATGGCGGGACGTTGAGTTGAAATACATTTTTATATATTTGCTAAGTGAGCAAAGAGAGGGGAAAGCATGACAGTTGTCATGCTTTTTCTCTGCTCTTCAAATAGTTGATATAACCTTGTCTGGCGGCACCTTCCATGCATTCCTCGACGGTTTCTTCCCGGATTTCCCCTGAATTTTCGAAATATGCAATTTTACCCGTACTTTTTTGAACAACTTCAGTTGCTGACAAGGTGTAGAAAGCTGCACAACTTTCCCGGAATTTTTCGGCACGCTCCATTAAGTCAATCATTTTTTCAAGCTGCGGAATTGAAAATGTTTTCAAATCCTCATCAGTGAGTACGTTTTTCACGTATCACTGAATATTTTTTACAGCTTTTGATTTTTTGAATAACAGTTCTTCTTTTCTCATGTTTTTTGTCCTCCGTTTTTTGTTATTATACCAGCTTTTCAACTGATATAAAAGGTGTGGCCGGGAATCGAACCCGGCGGAAACCATTACGCCTAATTCAAGCAAGCATTTATTTTCTTTTCCAGATGCGGGAACGCTTCGCAAATTTCTTGCACGCTGTCGGCGTAATAATCACCAACTATTTTGCCAAAAATTCTTATATTACCAGAATAAAAACAGCCAAGATCGTTAAACCAGATATCAAGCCCGGTTGCCTGTTCCTTTTTGTCGTTGTACCACATATCAATTTTCATCATATTTTCTTATCCTCCTGATTTTATTTTAAAAGACCGCCGGGAAAATACTCCCCGGTACGCTTGCCGGCCTAATTGAATTTAACTTCAAGCGGCTTTACAATTCCACTTCTTAATTCTTCGAGCGCGATTTTATTAACTTCATTTGTAAAATAATCCACCTCGTAAGAATCAATAATTTTGTTTTGATTGTTCATTCTTGTATAAAATTCTTGTGTATTATCTTCCCAGTACCATACAAAATAAGTATGCAAGATATAATTCTTATCATCATAGACACGTTTACAACGTCTTTTACTGCCGTTCATCAAGAAAATATCTTCTTGCGCGTTTAATGCGTCAAATTCTATATCAGAAAGATGATGTTCTATTTCTTTATATGTCCAGATAACAGCACCACCCCATGCATTTTCTCCGGTCACAACTGCTCTTTTAGTTCTCAACCATGCTTGCATATCTTCTTCAGTTCTCCATGCATAGCTACTCATTCCAGCTTTAGAAGTAAAATATTGATAATCTCCGTTATTTTTTGCTTTTCTATATGACAAATAATATTTATCATGTGTTTTTGTGGAAAACATTTCTTTGTTGTCATCACATTCCCACATATTAACAGTTGCGGTAAAATAAATCCCACCATTTGCGCAAGCCCCAGCATTTCCCCAAGTCCAAAAAGTATTGCTTGACGTACCTTTATATGCAAATTCAGATTCTTTATGATGACTGAATGCACCGCCTGAAGCACTTCCACACAACTCATTATCGCAAATGTTCAAATGTACACCTGCATTCTCGCAAAGTTCTATATTTCCTTCTCTTTTCATTGTTGCTGTTGCTTTTGGAAAATATTCTCCGTATTCGTTTGTATACTCTACTACATCATATTTTTGAATAACGTTTACAGAACGTGATCTTTCAATCATTTCGATAATGTGGTTGACTTTTTCCACATCTGATTCATCAAGCCCGTAATAGCTGTCGAAAAGCTCGTTTTCTTTCTTTAATGTTTCAAGTGTATACTTTTTCATAGTTCATTTACCTCTCTTTTTATTTTTTTAAAGTCCGGCGGTTGCGTTGGGGCTACGGCTTGACCGCCGCCGGAGAGATTAATTTACAAATTCGTCAAGTTCTTCGTATGTCATTGACTCAACTTTTGCTCTGGCTCTGATCGGTGACCAATTACACTGACCAACTAAGTATGCAAATACGATTGTTTCTAAGATTGTTCTTTCTTCTCTCATTTCGTTTTTCTCCGATCTGAAACTCTTGTTTCATTGCTACAATTCTATTATCGTTGGAATCAAAGCATTAAAATTTCCATACATTTTTCTTTTACCAGATATAACTTCCTGTGAAATTGTAAAATCTCCATTTGTTTTCTCTGGATAATTTGGTTTATAATCTGCATAATACATATCTCTTGATTGGGAAAAATAAATATTTTCCATATCCAAAATACCTAATTCTTTACATCTGTTTATCACAAACTTCTTAAATTCTTTCATTTTGTTTTCCTCCTTACATAACAGCTGACATAGCAGCTAATAGCATTTCATGTATTTTACTTTCTTCTCTGAATGCGCTTTTATCTTTGCCAGTTGCCTTTTCCCAGATAAGGGAGTAAAGGTGGTTCACGTTGAACAAGGTTTTAAATATGATTTTCTTCATGCTTTTTTCTCCTTTAATTAAATTGTTTTCGTTTATCTTTAATATTATAATAAACGAATTTAGTTTAAATGTCAATACATAAAATAAATTATTTTCGTTTGACTTTTCAATAATTCTAAATTATAATGATTTAAAAATAGAAAAGAGGTCAAACGGATGAATTACAACATTTCTTTTGCTTATTCAGACTCGCACCAGTTAAAAGATGTATATAAGAAACTTCTTAAAGATCAGGGGCTCACAATGTCCGAAGCATCTAAGCGGCTTGGATTATCAACCCCGCAGCAATTAACAAACAAGTTTAATAAAAAAGGAATTTCACTTGATGAGTTAAAAGAGCTTTTAAGCGTTGCCGGGTGCGAATATGAAATTGTTATCAAGCAGAAGTAATTCTGCCAGAATCCGAATTTAAAAAACTTGCAGATTCCGGCAATTCGTGATATTCTGTATTTGCTGGTATTTTAATAATTATATTTAGGGCTCCGGGCTTTTCGGAGTCCTTTTTCATGCTGACATTTTATAAAGAATAAGAAATTTTAATTCCTCATATTGTCGGGAGCTGATGCCGGCGAAGTCGTTCCCGATCAGCTCCAGGAGCTTTTCTAATTTTCTTTTTGTGTGGGCCTTTTCGATCTGGCCCAGATAGATGTTATATTTCATCTTTTACACCTCCCACGCGTTTATACTGGCGATTATGCGCCGGGTTTCGATCTCCTCCAGACGTTCCCACGCTTCGGAAACGTTGCGAGCTTCTATCACTTTTGAAGTGATTTCATAATTAATTTTCAGCTGGTAAACTAAAACAAATTTTCTCATTTTTTACTCCGTTCTCCCGGCTCTGCGTCCGGACTGTTTGTTCTCTGTTGATGGTTATATAATACACTAAAATTTAATGTATGTCTATTGACATTATACACTAAATTATAGAGCATATAAAAATAGTGTTTTGTGCATATTGTACATTGTGTTTTAGTGTATAAAAATGATATAATAATTCATATAATAAGGAGGTAAGAACATGATTAAATATAAGCGAAATATAATTGATATGATGACAAAAAAAGGAGTTACTACTTATATAATAAGAAAAAACAAGATATTTACAGAAAGCCAGTTGCAACAGCTCCGCAGTGATCGCCTTGTAACACAAGAAACGCTTGACAAATTATGTACTATATTAGAATGTCAGCCGGGTTACTTGTTGGAATATTTGCCCGATGAAAATACAAAAGATTTTGAAGAAAAGGTATTGACATACATTAAAAATTAATGTATATTAAAGACAGTTAAAGAAAGCATATCAAACAGCCCCGGACAGGGGCGGAACGGAGGGAAAGAAATGAAATTAAACACATTGTCATATATCCTCGGAACAGAGGATACAATTGAAGCCGGTAAAGAATATTTCTTCGGCCAGCTCTGGGATGGAAACGGAGACGGCGAAGAGCTGTTAGAGTCTGGAGCAATCGCCGTATATCAGGATGGTGAGGAGTATATCGTGGATTTCGAGGCTCTGGAATCTGCGGAGGACATTTTACAGGCCCGGGTTAAGGTTACCGGGATTGATTAAAAACAATGTAAAGCAGAGGACGTAAGGAGGGCAAAATGGAATATTTAGTCAATGAGAAACGCAACAACCAGTTCTTTCCGGGAAACTGTATTTACATCCCGGAAAACTACCCGGAAGACTGGCGGGAACGCCTGGAAGCTGGCGAGGTTGTCAGCTACGAGGAGGACGGCGAACAGTGTGAAATTTGGCTTGATATGGAAGAGGAGGAATAGGAACATGATAAAATATGATTTGGTGAAAAGAACGGCAGAATTTAACCGCCAAAATAGAAAGGAGATTAAAGAAGGATGTACAGCTTTGGATCCGGATCCCGAATACATAAAAACGTTTGACGATCTGGAAGAGGCTAAAAAGGAACTTGCAAAACGCAAGACAAGCGTCAGCAAGTTTGAAAATCACAATATGACGTTTTACTCAGTTGAGGAGTATGCGATTGAGGAAAATGAGTTCGAGTTTGACGAGGACGAAAACGAGTTCGTGCAGACGGGCTTCGTGGACACCTTGGAAACAACCCCGATGAAAATCGAAGTTGTCGAAACACCAAGTTATGAAACAATTGGTGTTTATTCCAGCCTGGAAGAGGCAGAAGAGGCAGCTAACGAGTATGGCGGAGACGGAGAGTCCTATATAATGTTTTAAAAAAATAAGTCGGAAACACAGGACGGAGTTTTACGTTCTGGAAAGCGTCAACCCAGACGAAGGCGCACCAGATCATTACGATGGGGACATTGTAAAGCGCTGGAAATAAAAACAGGGAGGAAAGAGAAATGAAGAAAACAATTGATTTATTGAGTGCAGCTGTAGAAATGGGATTCAACAGAGAGCAGGCGCTTGCAGACATCGACGCAAGCCTTGACGCAGAACTCGAAGAAAGAAAGCCACTCATGGAGGAAGAAATACCAGAAATTTTATACAATGATATTCTTGAAGGATTTCGAGCAGATAAGGAAATGAACGCATGAAAGCAGTAATGATACAAGGGCATATGGACGCCGCCCGGTTTTCAATGCCGGGATGGAATGGCAAGCGGGGCGAAACATACCCGCTTCCGCCTTTTTCTACAGTTGCTGGGATGGTTCATTTTCTTTGTCGGTGGGATAGCTGGCATGATATGAAAATATCCGTAGCCGGAAACGGAGTCATGAACAAGCCGGAAATCTGCATGAGGTGGCGTGGCGGAGCTGTCGCAGGATCAGAAACAGAAGAATTTAAACAGCGCTTTCCAGTCAGGGTAAAATCCGGGGATTCGTTTGTAGGCTGGGTCAATACGCCAATTTATGAAAATATGGTGTCTGATCTGGACCTGAGATTGCATATTATGCCGGAAAATCAGAAAGAAGTTGACGTAATTTACAGGAAAATCTTAAATCCCCGGACATTCCCAAGCCTGGGACGACATGAGGACTTGATAAGAATTGACGATGTAAAGATTGTCGATGTTCTGCCAGCGCAGGAAATGGCACTTGATATGTGTGCTTATGCACCGGCTACAGTAGAAACGCCCGGAACTGTTTACACAGTTCACAAAGATTATGCGATCAGCAAAGGAAATCGAAGATTTAATGATGTCCGAGTGAAATATTTAGATAGAGGAATGAAAGTAATTACAGATTGTGATAATTTAAACAATCCTTGCTTTTTCATCTGATCTATAGTATTATTTAGACAACAATTACTGATGTAATTGAATGTAAATTTGAAATAGTACTGAATAAGTGCAAATTTTAATATTTCCATTTTGGAAAGACACAAAATAAGCCCCTGAGAGATAACCCGGGGGCTTTTGCTGTCTTATTCTGGCGGCGTAATAAGTGAGGGGAACAACCCCGCCGCCGAAGTTGTTAAAATACATTTATCATAAAACCGCCGAAGTTGTCAAGCAAAATTTTTTTATTTTGGGACTTGATTTTTAAAACCGGTGTGGATAAAATAAAAATAACGACAGGCGACGGAACTCAGGAGGGGGCGACAGCCAGAGCGCGAAAAGAATAAGAATTTAGCAGCCAGATCACGCCGGACAAGGTGCCGGAAGGTCTGGCTTTTTGTGCGATATATGCCGGAAAATGACCGTATTACAAGATGTATAAATATATAATAACTGTATTTATAATCCCCTCCAAGATTCTAAAGACCTAGAGTTTATTAATATACATACTATACAGTACCGTATAGATATATAGAGTTAATAAGAGTAACGCAACAGTAAAATTAAATATAATATACTGTTGACAGTGATATAAAAGTATGATAAAACAGAATTAACAACTGAATAAGCCGAAAGGCAATAATGATAATTAAGACTATTAGACGACTAAAAACCGTAGCAGACGGAAAGAAAAGGAACAAATAAGAGTTCTGAAAAAGTATCTGCAAACGTGTTTTTGTCGTCTTTTTTTATTTGATTTTTTGGAGGTGATACAGTGAAAAAGAGTAATACAACAGTGACAGAACAGGGAATAGAAGTATATGAGAATGATATATACAGGCTCGTGGATGAATATATAAACACTGTGTTACAAGTAACTCCAGAAGAATTTGATACACAGAAAGAATATAAATCTGTTGTTGCTGATAGTTTCGTGGATATGATCTTTTATATTGCGGATAGAATACCGAAACCAAGTAACGATGATATAGAGTTGCTGGATAATATATTTAATATATTTGTCAGGGTATGCAGTAAATACAATGTGTTACCGACATTAGAAGTATTTAGCTTTTTAGTTAATATTAATCGGTCAACATTTAGTGATTGGATGCGTGGGGACTATAGAACAAGCTCATCGCATGGCACCACGGTTAAAAAATGGTTCGATATCTGCAAGAATTGTACAGTCAATAGATTAAACAACCAGCCCGGCACAAATGCCAACTTGATTTTTGTTGCAAAAGCAGCTTACGGTATGGCAGAGACGGCACCAGTGCAGACAGCACAGCAGGACGGCATACCACACCAGACAGCGCAGCAGATCGCAGATAAACACAGGGCGGCGCTGGAGCTTCCAGAGATGGAAAAGCCGGAGCTGTAACAGATCAGAGACCCTAAAAAGTACGCAGAGGGCGGACAAAAGAGCATGGAAATAGCTTGAATAGTGTAAATTGTATAACATGTACAATATAAAATGACTGTGTTTGTTTAATATGTACACCGATCTATAAAGAAAACTGAAGTTTGTTCCATAGATACATATGTTCTGGCTGAATAACCGTTATCACACATTCCCTTGACCACTGCCGCAGGCCATTAAAAGTCAGCGTTAAACCAGGGAAGCGGGAACCCATGGGGCGGCGGGCTTCCCTGGTAGCGTCCGGCAGGGGACACCGGGAGGGGTCTATATAAAGCCCAATACGCGCCGAGTGAGTACTCCGAGTTCCCGAAAAATTAAAAAAGCCTCTTCTAACAGCAAGGCTTTAAAATTCCGAAAAAAACAAAAAAAGAGTTCACCATGGCAGGGATAGTGATTGCAACACGAAAGCCATAAGCCTTAATGGTTTCTCTGCCATAAACAACAAGGCGATATCAGAAAGGCAGGTATAAATATGAAAATAGGATATGCAAAAGAGTCAGGCATTTGGTTTCCATTGCTTGCAAAGAAAAAGATGCTTTTGAATGAAAAAATTGACACATTTGCTTGCGACTCAATAGATGAAAATAATAATTTCGAACATCTTTGCGAAAACATGAGAAATGGTGATTCTTTGATTATTTGCGGAGTTGATGATATTGGAAATACCAAGGATGAAATCGAAGAAACATGGAGACGACTCCGTGATTTGAATATTGAAATTTATGTGCTTACAGCTCCGATGTTGTTTCAGAGAGAAAACATGGCGTTAGAAGAATCATTTATAAGAGACGTGTCACTTAGCGTACTTGCTTCTCAGGTTGAAATTGCTAATCAGAAATTAAAAGCAATGAATGATTTATGATAACCATTTACATTCACAGAAGGGTAGGAACAAGATGGAGAAAATATTAAACAACGATGGATATCTTCGGTCAGGGCTGATGGATATTGCTAGACAGTTACTGAATATCTGTAGCGAAACTGGTGTTTCTAATATTCAGATAGTCACATCACCTTGGAAAGAAGGCAAAGGCATCACACTTTTAGCAAAAACCGAAGATAAGCCGATTCTTTCAGTAAAGATGGACACTGCCTATGAAAAAGAATAACTCTCAAGGTGAATCAATCCGAATCCGGCTCACAGGACAGCTAGAACGAAAGCTCGTAGCCGAAAAGAACCGAACCGGCAAAAGCGTATCGCAGATCACCAGAGAAGCATTGGAACAATATTTCCGAAGGAGATAGGCAAAACGCCGACTCAATTTTTCTCAAAAAAATAAAAAAGAGGTTTTTATATGTCAAAAGAATACAGTGAACGCTTTGATGAACTTCGTAAGAATCGAGTCGAGGTAAGCTATCATAAATACGGTCCTGCCAGGAAGAATTTTAAAACCGGGAACGTGCAGGCACTCCCGTCTATGGAACGGTGTATTGAGAAATATAATTCCACCGGAAACACAGAATATCTCGTGGATGCAGCAAATTACCTCATGTTCGAGTTTATGTACCCGCAGCATCCTAAAGCACACTTCAAAGCTACAGACAGCAAAGATAGCGCAGGGATAGTCGGAATCAGCGTAAAGGAAATGGAGGACTTGAAGAATGAACAGTATTGACCCAGTATATTACGCATATGTAATAGATAAAACAGCAATTTTCACAAGAGAAAAACCAGACCCGGAAAAAATTCAAGAATACGTGATATTTAAAGCAAATAAAGTCGAAGTTCTTTTGGACAACGCGACGACGTATGAAGGTCTGAATGGAGATGTGAAGATTGACCTTTCAAAACAGAAACTAACCGATGCAGTAACCATTTTAAGGCACGAACTTCTTACACATGGAGAAGTTTACAATGGTTTCAAAGCAAGCCTTAAAACAGCGATTGAGAAGTACTGTACATGCGGCCTGCCATTCGAGCCAGAAGAAGAAACTGCCGGTAAGATTCTTGATTTTATGATCGGAGAGGAACAGAAAGAATGATTCTTGCAAAATTCGTAGCAGTCATGTTGGATATTGCATTTTTCACATTGGTTTTAGCATTTCTTATATCACAGGACGAAACCGAAAAGAAAAACAATCCAATAGCATCGGCAGTATTTATATTGATGGAAATTTGTTTCGCGGTTAATGCAGTTGTGATTTTTAGATTATAAAGGAGGACGCAAGTAATGAAATTTTCAGAAGCATTCAAACTTATGAAACAGGGAACCAAGGTAAAGCTTCCATCATGGGGCGGATATTGGTATTGGGATGCAGAAAAAGAAACAATTATGATTCAGTGCCGCCCACAGGATAACGGTGAAAAAGGAGAATTACTTGATATTCGTGAGACGCAGATGGTGGAATATACAACTATGAATATGCAGTCTGATGAATGGATTATTGCAGACGAAACAAACTGCCCGGTACTCGGCGGTGAAGCAACATTCTCTTTTGGGGATGCAATCAAATATTTAAAACGTGGACTTAAAGTAGCGAGAAAAGGTTGGAATGGAAAGAAACAGTACATTCAGCTTGCCACTGGCATTTCATATAAGACTGCTGATAATGAAATTGTAAATTGCGAACACGATGCAATCGGAAATAAAGCCATTGCTTTTGTCGGAACATCTGGCGTACAGATGGGATGGCTTGCATCTCAAGCAGATATGTTAGCAGAGGATTGGATTTTTGCGGAATAAGAGGAGAACCCAATGTGGTTAGCATTCACAATACAAATTCCCCTGTTCATCATACTGATTGAATGGGTGAAAATACAAGAAAAGCAGAAGCCTGTCGTTCTCAGGTTAGGGAAAGCCTTTGAATCTGACAGGTCGAGGCATCCAGAGTAGCTTAGGTCTGCGTCAGTGAAATACAATTTCCCAAAGTAACTGGCGCGGACTTAACGATACAAATATAGACATGATGCTTTCTAAAATTTTATAAAATATATCACTCTATCACGAGTCCGGGTAAAATCCCGGACAAATAATGGGCTATCGCCAAGTGGTAAGGCACAGCACTTTGACTGCTGTATTCGCGGGTTCGAATCCCGCTAGCCCAGTCGGACTATATTGTTTAGCCATGATATAGTTCCCCTCCGAATTGGTTCCATCTATCCCAACGGGGATGATTAAAGGGGCTTCAAATGCCCCGGATGGACTCTACTTATGTAGAACAGCATTTAGACCCTTTGTTGCGACTGCGAGGGCAAGAATCGCAACAGCAGAGGAAGTTACTCTTGAACTGCAATAACCCTCTGCTTAGGAAACTTAGTTCAGTTGGCAGAACGGTCGGCTCATAACCGACAAGTCACAGGTTCGAGTCCTGTAGTTTCCATTTCTTCCATATGCTGTCTATCCGTTTTATGGACAGAAAAAACTGCTGAATGAGTGTATGTGGATTATTTTTATGAAAGGTGTGTAACGGCACAGCCTGTTCAATGAAGATAATTCCCCGTTCGGCACAGTCTCTGAGTTAAATTGTCGTCAATAGGTGCACGTTGAGGACAGGAAGTTTTCAAGAGGCATATAAAAGGTTTCGTCGTTATCCACAATGACATGAATATCCAAATCCGAAATAACTCCGTGGGGCTGGCACGGCATAAAACAGCCTAGTGGAAAGCATAACACGATAAACATATTGCTAACCCGGGGTTTCCGGGTTATGGGAGAATATTCCGTAGAGGTAGCGGGGCAGACTGTAAATCTGTTGCTTAACAGTTCGGGTGGTTCGACTCCATCTTCTCCCACTATTTTGTAAAATAAACAAAATATGAGGATGCTGTCCAAGATGTAAGAAACAGTCGGCTTGTGAGCTGCCGGTACAAATATGCTGAAAGTTCACGTATATCGCAGGATAGAGAAGTGGAATCTCACAAGGCCCATATCCTTGAGAACGGCGGTTCGAATCCGTCTCCTGCAACTTAATCCGCTTAGAGTTAAGCTGTTTGTATACAGGTGGTCTATGTCTCAGGTGGATTTACGCTATAGCGAAAGAAGTGAAATTCAGCCCAGATAATGTCTGACCGTTAAAGACGGTGAATATGGCAAGGTAGCTCAGTTGGTAGAGCAGTAAAAAGAGCGTAAGTCATGTCTGTGACTTCTACAGCAATCATTCTTTCATTCAAAATGGTATTTGTCGATGGTTCGAATCCATCCCTTGCCACTTATGTGATGCTTACAGCAATCATTTGGACATAACTGCTAATTATGAAACCCAAAAGCATCATGAAAATTTATGGGACACTTACAGCAACTTATTCTTAAATAAAATCTCAGGCGAATAACCTATAAATTATTTTATCGTGTCCTGAAAGGAGAAAGAACATGGATTTTGCAAATGCAATGAAAGAAGAAAGTAAGTTTACAAGAACCGAGAATGGCACAGTCGCACTGAATACCACAAGTGATGCAAGACTTGATCTATTCGGAACTATTGGCGCATTGAGAGATGCTGATGAGAATAGAATCACTACATTGTTCTCAGAAGCGTATGCACAGGATAAACTCTTTGCCACAAAGATTGCTTTTTATGCAAGAGACATTCGTTGTGGACTTGGGGAAAGAAAAACTTTCCGAACTATTATTCGTTATATGGCAGAACATCATCCAGAAGCGCTCAGACCAAACCTTGATTTGATTGGAGTGCTTGGAAGATATGATGATCTCTATGAACTGGTTGGAACGCCACTGGAAGATGATATGTGGAAAGCCATGAAGAATCAGTTCGAGGAAGATTGGGAAAATATTCTTACAGGAAATAGCGCGATTTCATTACTCGGAAAATGGATAAAGACAGCCGATGCGAGTAGCCCAAAAACAAGAAATCTTGGAATTTTAACTGCTCACAAACTTGGATATTCAGTTTTTACGTTTAAAAGAATGGTTCGTAGTATGAGAAAGCGAATCGGTGTCGTTGAAAGCCTTATGTCCGCCGGTAAATGGACTGAAATCAAATATCCAGAAGTTCCAAGCCGTGCAATGATGATTTATCGTAGAGCCTTTGTAAAACATGATCCTGATGGATTCAGCGAATTTATCAATAAAGCCGATAAAGGAGAAGTTAAAATTAACGCTTCAACTTTGTATCCATATGACATTGTAGAGAAAATCCTTTATGGAAGAGAAAACAATAAAGTTCTTGAAGCACAATGGAAAGCACTTCCAGATTATATTGAACAGGGAACAAACGCACTGATTATGGCCGATGTATCTGGTTCAATGTATGGAAGACCAATGGCAACCTCAATTGGTCTGGCAATATATTTTGCTGAAAGAAATACGGGTGCATATCATAATCTGTTTATGACGTTCTCTAGTAATCCGCAGATTGTTACATTAAAGGGTGAAACGCTTCGCCAGAAAATAAATAATGTCGAAAAAGCAGATTGGGGCGGTAATACAAACCTTAAAGCGGCATTTGAGAAAGTACTTGATATTGCTGAAGAGAACAACGTTTCACAAGAAGAAATGCCGAAAGCTATAGTTGTTATTTCCGATATGGAAATTGATTACTGCGGAGATAAGAATTGGTCTTTCTATGACAAAATGGAAAAGAAATTCCAAAAATCCGGATATGTTATTCCAAACGTTATCTTCTGGAATGTATATAGCAGACATGATCTGTTCCATGCAGATGCCACAAGAAAAGGCGTACAGCTTGCAAGCGGTCAGTCGGTAACCGTATTCAAACAGGTATTACAGAATCTTGGATATAATCCGATTGAAGCTATGGAGAATACAATCAATTCAGAGAGATACGATTGTATCACTGTTGAATGAAATATAAGGTGAAAATCAACTCAGTTTTTTAACTGGCCGTGACAAGCGGTACGGAATGTAGCTCAGTGGTAGAGCAATGGCATTGTAAGCTATGTGCCGCAGGTTCGATTCCTGCCTTTCCGATTCCAATGAACTGCAATCATTGGAATTTTTCTCTTACTTCGTTCGGTTCCAGTGTTTCTCGTTGGGAGATTTATGCCGTTCAAGTCGGCGCACTGGATTTTTTTAATTAATGAGATGGCTATGGACACAAAAGGATGTAAATGTTGTTGCACGTGTAAATGGCACGCAGTATGCGAAGGTGTCTGCTGTAATGGTGACAGTGAACATTGCGCAGACTTTAGATTCTTTAATGATGGCTGCGAATGCTGGGAGAACCCAGATTATGAATCAATTAACAAAATAATGTCTGATTTGAAATTTTATAAAAACGCTTACGAACAATTAAGAACACGCTGTATCGAAACAGCAACAGATTATTTTGATCGTGGACAATATTATGGATTAATTATACGTCCAACAAGGGAGAAGAAATGCAAATAGCAGGAAAAGAAATTAAAGACGAGTGTTCCAGATGCGGAAATATCCTTGAATGTGAGTTGTTTCGTCAGGGACATGGAATAAAACAGGAACGTGAGAATATAGCAAAGATGATCGAGTGCCAGATGAAGCACAGGGAGGAAAGAGAGAAATGATTAAGATTTTGAAACCTGGTACATTAAAAGAAACAACTTGCGACAAATGCGGTGCAGTATTGAGCTATGACGAATCCGAAGACGTGAAAGAAGAAAACATAGAGAAGCATTTTGTTACAAATATGCCGTCTGGATTCGGGTACAAGCAAAAATACATTATTTGCCCGCAATGTAAGAACAAAATTATTTTAAGTTCGACCAGATAGGGGGAGTATTCGTGTTCAAAAAGATATTCAATCTCTACATAAGATACAAGACCAAAAATCTCAAAGCAATTCCGTTGTTCGTAATGACATTTGACTGGAAGAAATTTCAGAAATACGGTAAAAAAGATAGTTGCACACTATATTCAATGCATCCAGAGATTGCAAACGACTCGTTCTTAAAAGAAAAGTTGTCTGAATGCGTGAATTACATTCGGGATAACTACGACATGGAAATTTTTACAAGAATTTAGCGGGGGGGGGAATCAGATGCAAATAGGAGACTTAGAAAAATGGAGCGCAGACCAGCTCAAAAATGAAGTTGTTCGGTTGTCGACAGTATATGAGAAGAAACAGCATGAGATTTTAGACAAAAATGAGAAAATCAATGAGCTTCAGGCTGAACTGGATAAAATGTGCGATTATAACGATGATTTGAAAAAGCAGATAAGTGAAAAAGCAGATGTGCCGATTCTGGATGAACCTACAGAAATCGCAAAATATCACAGACAGCATCAGGACGATTGCATTACGATTAATCGGTTATATACAACACTTGACGTTCTGATTGACCGATATGCGAATCTGAGAAAGATTCATGGACTGAGCTGATGAGAATTATTTATTCAGGCTCGGACATTGATTTTCTTGACACCACATACAATATCGAGGGAGAGTGCCACCGAACGAACATCCCGACTAGGTTCTATCCAGACAGACGCTTGCTTCTGGCGGGGAATACGACCGTAATATACAACCAAACGGGAAATCTTTCTAAAATATGGAAAGCAGATTACATCGGGGACAATTATTTGACGATTTTAACATTGATCAGAAAGGACAACGGTAAATGAGCATTAAAACAGCACTTGAATCAGAGGGAGTAGACTTCTCTGAATATATGAATATACCCGAGCCATGGGACGGATCAGCACAAATTAAAATGGAAAATGGTACAAAATGGGTAATTTGTCCATTTTGTGGAAAGAAAGCCTTAAAGATTTTCCCAACCACAAAGATTTATCGGATGCCGTATAAATGTAAGGGTAGCAACTGCAAGAAAGAGTTTATGGTGAATGTATAAAAAGGAGAATATCAGATGATGAACATCAAATTAATAGACAGAGATACGGATATTTCAAGACTAAAAATACGCCAAATGAGTTGGGACACTGTAATTAATGGAAAACCGTATTTTGTTGTACAAATAGCAGGATATGTACATACAATTGGCGGCAAATACAGCAATAATGATTTATGGGCTTATCCTAGGGACGAAAAACCAAATTGCAAGAATTTAGTTCAATTCGAAGGAGAACCCGTATGTTGGGGAATAAATTATGCGCCTTACAATTACGCTCGATGCAGACATGGTGAATTTGAAGCAACTACGATTGGCAATGTGTTTATTACCAGAAACGGAGAAAAATTCTGCGATGTAAGAGGCGGAATTGAACGTGCAAAGTGCATGATTAATGATTTTAATGAGCATCCAATAAACTTAAATGAGATTGATTTCGATAAAAAAGTTATCGGAAGAAAAGTCTGGTGGCGTAGTGAACCAGCTGTTGTATCAAACTATATTTCAAAACAGGCGTGCGTCATATTAGAACCAGATGGAATAAAACAATTTACAACACCAGCAGAATTTGCAGACGAAGGATGCAACTATTATTGTGACGGAGATGTAAAAGCAGATATTCTTGATAAGCATATTTGGTGGTTCAGAGAATGATGGAGGATGCACAGAATGAAAAAGATAATCGTTGCAATAACAGCTTTATCACTGACACTTGGAATGGCCGGATGCCAGTCTGCCACAAGAAATTGCGGCGGAAACACAACATTAGAGTTGGAACCAAACCAAAAGTTAGAGGAAATTACATGGAAAGATGATTCACTATGGTATCTCACACGCCCTATGACTGATGATGATATTGCCGAGACTCACACATTCCAGGAATCTTCTAATTTCGGAGTATTTGAGGGTAGCGTGACTGTTGTTGAAAGGAAAGAATAAATAATTAATCAGAGAGCCAGAAAGGAGTGCCATTATGAGTGACTTGAAGATATTTACAGGGAACATCGAACCAGAAGCGTTAAATCAGATTTATACATTGATAAAACAGCCTGCATTTTCTGAATGTAAAGTACGAATCATGCCAGATGTTCACGCAGGAGCAGGATGTGTAATTGGCTTTACTGCCGATCTCGGAGATAAAGTAATTCCGAACATTGTTGGCGTGGACATTGGATGTGGAATGCTTACAACACAAATTCCTACCGATGTGGGGACAATAGATTTAAAAAACCTTGACAAAGCAATAAGAAACAATGTTCCGGCAGGAAGAAATGTACGTGACGAAATCATAAATTTTGAAGAATTAGAAGAACTTCACTGCTTCCATCAGCTTAAAAATATTGAATGGATTCGCAGGAGCCTTGGTACACTTGGGGGCGGAAATCATTTTATTGAAGTTGACACTGATTCAAAAGGGGTAAATTATCTTGTAATTCACACTGGAAGCCGCAACCTTGGGAAACAAGTAGCTGAAATATATCAGAAAATTGCCATAGAAGACATGCAGGGTACAGACAAGCTCGAAACTGAAATACAAAAATTGGTGAAAGAATACAAGCGTTCTGGCAGACGCAAGGAAATCCAAAATGGTATTGACGAATTAAAGCGAAAATGGAATCCGGACAAACTAGGCATTCCAAAAGAATTATGCTACTTGACGGGTGAACATAGAAAACAATATCTACATGATATGAAAATCTGTCAAGAATTTGCAAGAATAAACAGACGATGCATACAGAGCGCTATATTTTACACTATGAATTGGACGCTCCAAAGAAATACATGGTTTGATACAATTCATAATTATATTGACCACGATACAAACATTGTTCGTAAAGGTGCAATATCAGCTAAATCTGGCGAAAAAGTCCTTATTCCAATGAATATGCGAGATGGATGCATTATTGCAGTCGGAAAAGGAAACGAGGACTGGAATTGTTCAGCCCCGCATGGTGCAGGACGTATTATGAGCCGATCAAAGGCAAAAGAAAATATCTCATTAGAAGAATTTGAGAAGTCTATGAATGGGATATATACAACATCCGTTCAGAAATCTACGATTGATGAAAGCCCTATGGTTTACAAACCACCGAAAGAAATTATTGATAACATCAAAGATACCGTAGAAATAGTTGATATTATCAAACCTATATATAACTTCAAAGCAAGTGAATAATAGTCAAAGAGCCACATGAGAGCCAGACTAAATCCTAAGAAGAAAGGAGGTCTGGCTCTATTTTTATGCAAAAATTCACAGAAGGTTCGATTGAATGGTATCGGGAAATCCTAAATCAAATTATCAATGATAATATGACGGTCTATCAAAACCAGAAAGACTGCCTTGATCTGCTGTTAAATATGAATATTGACCTTCCTTTCAAGGATAATCCAGACGCGCAACAGATGGGGATAAAGGTAAGCCAGTATGCACACAATATCGCAGAAAGGCAAGCTGCTATTACTGGAAGCGGAGATTTTGATGATATTTACTGGAAATATTTGCTGTTGGAAGCACAGAACTATCAAGTTGACAGTGGATTGCTTTATCTTGAAAAGAACCGAATTCCAAAAGAACGATTTTATGAACCACGAAGAAATGTGTTTTTGCAGCATAACATCATAGGTTCATTGCAAGACTTGATGGATGATAAACTTGATATATTTGCGCTGAGCGTACCACCCGGTTGCGGAAAATCTACTCTTGAAGATTTCTTTCTGTCTCTGGTAGGCGGATGGTTTCCTAATGATTTTAATTTATCATCTGCACATAGTAGCATTCTTACCCGTTCTCTATATGACGGAGTTTTAGAAATAATCAATGATCCAGTTGAGTATACATGGCATGAGATTTTTCCGAATATAGAAATACAGGGAACAAATGCAAAAGAAACGACAGTAAACCTTGAAAGAAATGGACGTTTTAAAACATGGACGTTCCGATCAATTGACGGTTCTCTGACTGGTGCTACTCGTTGCAATAGATTCCTTACTGCTGACGACCTTGTGTCTGGCATCGAGGAAGCGCTGAATAAGAACCGATTAGATACCCTGTGGACAAAAGTAGTAAATGACTTGCGTTCTCGTAGGCTAGAGGGCTGCAAAGAGTTTTATATAGCTACAAGATGGTCAGTACATGACCCTATTGGAAAGCTACAGCAGTTATACGCCGGGAACCCTAGAGCAAGGTTTATAGCAGTACCGGCAATTGATGAAAACGGAAAGAGCAATTTTTTATTCACAGTAAATGGGTTCTCTGAGAAGTATTTCAACGATGCTAAAGAGTCCATGGACGAAATCTCTTATAACTGTCTTTATCAGCAACAACCGGTAGAACGTGAAGGATTATTGCTTCCACCAGATAAGCTAAAAAGATTTTTCTTTGGCAAAGAAGACGTTCCCGACGGATGCACGGACGAATACACAATTATACCAGACAAAGAAGCAGATGCGATATGGGCAGTGTGTGATACAAAAGATAAAGGTACAGATTTTGAGTCATTACCTATTGCATATCAATATGGGGATAAATTTTTTGTCCCGGACGTAGTTTTCGATGATACCACAGATTACGACATCCTGGACAGAAAGACTGCTGATATCTTGATAAAACACAATCCGCATAAAATCAGATTCGAGTCAAATAACGTAGGAAATCGTGTTGCACACAACATTCAAAAGATAATCTCAGGGAAATGCCGAGCGGATATCGAAACAAGACCTACGCAAGCAAATAAAGAGACAAAAATTCTCGTAAACTCTGATTACATATCAAAACATTTTTATTTTTTACATCCGAGCCAGTATAAACCAAAATCCGACTACGGATTATTTATGGGAAATGTGACCACATATACCACAAGGGCAAAAGTAGCTCATGATGATGGCCCGGACAGCTTGGCGATGATGGCAGAGTACGTGCAGAATCCATTAGGCGGAAAAGCAACTGCAATGCGCAATCCATTTTGGGGAAGGAGATAATATGACAACAAGAGAATATTTAGGGCAAATTCAGAAATATGACAAGCTTATTAAAAATAAAAAATACGAAGAAGAACATTTAAGAAGTCTTGCTCTTGGGCTTAAATCGTTCTCATATGGTGAAAAAGTTCAGTCTACTCCGAATCCCAATCAAATGACCGATGCCGTAAGCGAACTTGTTGACATTCAAACAGAAATCAAAAAAATGGTTATTGAATACACAAAGAAAAAGCAAGACATTATTGAAACAATAGACAAGGTGAGCGATATCAATTCAGATTTGTATGATCTGCTGTTTAGGCGATATGTAAAAGATGAAAGGCTTGAAATGATTGCCTGTGAAATGGGATATTCCTATTCTCATGTGAAATTATTGCATTCGAAAGCACTGAATATCGTCAAAAACATTAAGAATTTTGAAAGTTAATACCTGATAATACTGAATAATACCTGCATATATTATATAATATAAGCTGTAAAATAAGCACCGGGAAGAACCCTTGGTGCTTTTTTCATGCAGAAAAATAGGAGGACAGGCAGTGGGGAGAAACAAAATAAACTTTGTTGACCTATGCCAAGGCGAGTTTGGCAGAAAAACTGCCTATACTGGCGTAGACCAGATTACTCCCCAGAACGTGGCACAGGTCCTTTCTGATACAATCGGAATCCACAACAGAAATAGAACTCTGATGGATTATCTTTACAGATATTACAAAGGCGATCAGCCAATTTTATATCGTGAAAAACTTGTTCGCCCAGAGGTCAACAATAAAGTTGTTGAGAATCATGCCCTTGAAACAGTCAAATTCAAGGCAGGACAGATATACGGAGAACCTATTCAGTATGTCTGCAAGAAGAAAAAAGCGAGCAAAAAAACAAACGAACAAGTTGATAGGCTCAATGATTATCTGGACGAAGCCAATGCAGACGCCAGAAATATTCAACTTGGGATATACCAGAGCGCGGTAGGAACTGCATATAAAGCAATCCTGAGAGAGGATGAATGGACAAAGGATGGAGACTTACCGCCTTTCAGAATATTTATCCCATCACCGCAGGATGTATATATTGTTTATTCAAGCGTTACTGGCAAACCAGTGCTTTCCGTTCAGATTTTAAAAGACGAGGACAATCAGCAGTATTACCAGTGTTATTCTTCCAGACAGTATTTCAAAATTCAAAATGGAGCGGTAACAGAATCTGGAATCAATGGTTTTGGCGGTATTCCTATCATTGAATATCCAAATAATCACGACAGACTTTCCGACATTGAAATTGCGATTACAATGTATGACGCGATCAACAAATATCAATCTGACAGGCTGAATGGGGTTGAACAGTTCGTACAAGCTCTGATGAAATTCAAAAACTGTGAGATTGACGAAGCAGAATTTGTAAAAATGATAAAACTCGGTGCTGTATCTGTAAAAGACGTCGGGAATGGAACACAATCAGACGTTGACTTAATGACTGCTGAACTAAATCAGTCAGAGAGTCAGGTTGCTAAAGACGATATTTACAACAATATGCTGATTGTAGAAGCAATGCCGAATCGACAGGGCAATACCGGTGGAGACACAGGAAATGCAGTGTATCTGAGAAATGGTTGGGATTTTGCAGAACGAGACGCAAAATTGGTAGAAGCATTTACAAAAGAAGCTGAAAAAGCATCTGCCAGAATCATTTTGAATATCATCCGAAAAACTTCAATGGATGTAAATATTTCAACCAGAGATTTTGATGTAAAAATCACCAGAAACCCAACAGATAACATGCTTGTCAAAGCACAGGCACTTGATTATCTGTTTAAGAATAAAATTCATCCGCTTATTGCACTGATTACTTGCGGATTATTTAGTGATCCACAAAAAGTGTACGAAATGAGTTTGCCATATCTTGGAACCATTTATCCAGAATTGTCAGACCCAGACTCAGAGCTGCAGAAAGCGCAAGATTTGCTGAATGGATTTAACAAGGATGTGATTGCAGAATGAATGTTTCATCATACGATGAATTAAATATCAGACCCAACAATCGCAGAAGTGAACCGTATAAAGAATATTTCAGCAAAATGTCAATATCAGACAAAGAAAAGCAAGAAAGGATAGCTTTTTCCGAACAAATGGAAGAAGTTGTCCTTTATATTTTGGCGCTGATAGAAACAACCATAGAAAGCGGAGAAACAAGCCGAGAATATATCCAGGATCAATTTTATGACAAATATCTGGATGTAGTCTTGGGATATATGCTGATTGATTCATATATCAAAGAATATGTTCTCGAAACTTCAAAACAGATTATTGTCACAACATTTTCGCATATCGTCGAGAAACATCCTGATTCAGAGCAGGCCACAGATGATTATTACCTGTCTAATGACCGGGCAATGTTTATTTCAGAATGCGAAGCTAATTCGATACTGAATTACAGACAGCATTCAAAAGCTGTGAAAGCAGGAAAAACCAAAAAGACATGGATAGATGTTGGAGACAAAAGGGAACGAAAGACGCACCTTGAAGTCGGAGGAACCATCCTCCCAATTGATGAGCCGTTCTCGGTCGGAGATAGCTTGCTTCAGTTTCCAACCGATACCTCATTAGGAGCTTCGGCAGACGAGATTGTGAACTGCCGGTGTTCAATTCAATACAGTTAATTTAGAGACGAGTAAAATCGTCTCTTTTTTATTAAAAAATATGCACCCCGATAGCGTAATCATGGGAGACACCTTGAGCTGAGCGAACAGCGTAAAAAAGCGTATTGGTGACAGGAGATTTCAATGACAAGAGAAGATGTAAAGAAGATCTTTCCAGATGCAACCGATGAGCAGATTACTTCTTTCCTGAATCAGTCAAATTCTGATGTGGCTAAGGAAAAAGCCAAAAATCAGAAATTAAAAGAAGATGCAGAAAAAGCAAAAGCGTTGGAAACAGAACTGGAAGAAATGAAAAAGCAGAACATGAGTGAAGCTGAAAGAACAGAATTGGAGCATCAGAAAGAGAAAGCAACAAATGAAAAAAGAATTTCTGATCTCGAATCTGCACTTAAAGCAGCTCAGAAAGACGCTCTGACAGGTAAAATCACTTCTATTTTTGCGAGTGCAGGAATGAAAGGAGATGCCTACGCAGGAGCAATCAAAGCATTTTCAAATATGGATGCTGAAGATGCACTCAAAGAAGCCCAGACTTTTGTTGATGGAATTTCCGAAGTAAATAAATCAACGCTTGATACCGCAAAAGCCGCATGGGAAAAAGAAGCCCTTGAAAAGACACCTAATCCGGGTGGCGGTAAATCTGGTGGAGAACCAGAAAAGAAAAGCGAAGCATCTGAATATGCAAAAGCGTACTCAGCAAAAATGTGTCCAGAAAATAAACCGGCAGATGATAATGCCCCAGTAAATATTTAAGAAAAGGAGATTTAGATTATGGCTTTTATGAAAACAGAGCAGTACGAATCCACACCTAATATCCTCGAATCCGAGGTAGGACTGGTACTTAAAACCTATACAGCAGAACAGACAAATGCTGAAACCGTTGGAACTAAGAAGATTATCAAGGCAGGTTCTGTATATCCGACAAACGCAACTGGTGCTAAAGGCATTGTGTTTGAAGACGTCGATATGACAGACGATACAAAACGACCGATTTCCGTAATTGTTGCAGGACGTGTTCTTGAAAAAAGACTTCCGGTAACAGTAGAAACCACTGCGAAAACAGAGCTTGAAAAAGCAGGTATCGTTTTTGTAACCACTACAGACCCAGAATTTTAAGGAGGTAAGCAGATGCCATTTAATATTTTAGAATCAATCACACAGGAAGAAAGACTTAACTTTTCTCAAGATTTCAGCGTAAAAAGACCGGGCATTCTTGACACCATCTTCCCGGATGTCAAAACCCAGTTCCTGAAAGCTGAATACTACAGACTTATGGCTGGACAGAGACTTCCAGAGGTAGCATTCGTTCATGCACTTGATACTGAAGCAGAAATCGGAACAAGACCGGGCTTCGAAAAAGTCCTGACTGAAAAGCTCTTTATTAAGAGAAAAATTAATCAGTCTGAGAGATTACAGCAGGCAATTGAAAATGGTGTGCCGGATGACGAGAACTTAAAGAGATTTGTATTTGATGATGCAGCTAACCTGTTTGAAGGCGTTGTTGCCAGAGCAAATGTCATGAAAGGACAGTTCCTTTCTACTGGTGCAGTAAAAGTCAAAGAGAACAACGTTGATATGAGCATTGATTACGGCGTTCCGTCCAGCGCAAAGGTAGAAATGACAGACTGGTCTAAGCCAGATGCGGACATCATGGGTGATATTCAGAAGATGGTTGCTATCGCAGAAGACAATGGCTTCGTAGTAAACAAAGCCCTTACATCTCTCAAAATGATTAACTATATGAGAAACAACACTGCAATGCAGACAGCGGTCTTAGGAGCAGCAAACAAACGTCTTCTGACAAAACAGGAGCTTGCTAATCTGCTTATGCAGGAATACGTAATCACAATTGATCGTTGTGACGAGAAATTCAAATTCAGAAAAGCAGATGGTTCACTCAAAACAGGAAGATACTTCAAAGAGGATGTATTCACTCTGTATGAAGCAGAACCGAACGGTTCATTTGGCACTGGACTCTGGGGCGTAACACCTGAGGAACTTGAATACAGACAGTTCATTCAGGAAGAAAACCGTTCTTTCGTAACACTGTCCATGTGGGCTACACAAGACCCAGTTGCAGTTTGGACTAAAGCATCAGGTATGTTTATTCCAGTAGCAGCAAAAGCTAATGGCGGTATCGTAATCGGTACCAAAGCGGGGGAATAAACGGGCATAGTCTCGACGAGAACAGCCAGTCACCATCTGTAGTAAGTGTTAATGATGCTTCAAAACACAAGCATACAGAAAGCGAGCTGTCAAGCATGACAGTAGTTCAACTGAAACAGCTCGCAAGTGACAATGGCTATGCCCTGACATCGACAAATAAGGCTGGTATTATCTCTGAAATTTTATCTCAGCAAGGGTAGGTGATCTTGAATGGACGAACGGCTTGTGAATGATCTGAAAGAGTATCTATCCGATGATGTGGAAACTGACGGTATGATTTCTTTGTCTGTGAAGCGTGCAATTCGTTCATTCAAAAAGAAACGCAACTATCCGTCTGGATATACAGACGAAAAAATCAATACCGATATGGAATGCTGTTATGATTGCATATTTGATCTGGCTCTCTATTTCCTTGTGAAACAGGGGGCCGAGTTCCAAGAATCGCACTCTGAAAATTCAGTAAGTCGAAAATGGGAATCCGAAACGGAAATATATATCAATCATGGCGTTTTTCCATTTGCAGGAAGTTTAATTTAACTAAGATGGTTGGGTCACGTGGCACAGTATGTTGTCCTCCCGGAGTGCCGCTGGGTTGCTTATATTCAGTAGGGAAAAGCAAATGTTAAGGGAGTGAAGAAAGGAACTGGCGATGGGATGTGAACATGAATGTTTTAATGAACACCGCATAGAAGAACTGGAAAAGAATTTTCAGCTGATGCAAGAGAAGCAATCTGATCGTAGTAAAGAATTTTATGAGCGTATCGGGGAACTGGAAAGAAAGACAGCATTAAGTGAGAATGACTTGAACCATATCAAGTCAACTGTGGATGAGATGAATAACAATATAAAGACTCTCATGGCAGTCCCGGGAAAGCGTTACGATACAATCATTGTATGCGTTATTACAGCGATTGTCAGCGCAGTTATCGGTTTTATGTTAAGCGGTATTCTTCCAGTTTGATTCCACTTGTAAGGGAGGACGGTGGAAATATGAATTATACAGACTTTTCAGAAGATGAAAGAAAGTTTTATTTAAAAGAAGCAGGCTTCGATTCCAGAGAAGAAAAACTGTTTCGATTACGGGCTTATGGCGAAAAGACACTATGGGAAGCATCTGAACTTATGGGGTATAGTCCGAGAACAATAGACCGAATTAACAAAAGAATAAAGAAGAAAATTTCCAAAGTTGCCCCGATGTACTGTCGGGGCTTTTCTTTGTATTGTGGCGAAAACGTGGCGAAATAGTGACGTTCAAAAACAGAGTTCCTTCCTATATAATATAATCATAGGAGAAAACACAATGATTATGTTAAGAAACCCTTACGAGGGTATATGGGAAAAGCATCGTTCCATAGATGATATGGATATGATTCTTGAATCCCGGACAGGAGGAACAGATTATGGCAGGTTATCCGTATTATCCGCAACAGCCAATGATAAACAACCCATACGGACAAATACAGCCGTATCAGGACAGGCTGGCACAATTGCAGAATAATTACCAACAGGCAATGCCTTATGGTCAAATGCAGATGCAACAGTTACAGTCAATTCCACAATCCCCTATGCTTCAAGGACAGATGGTGGATGGGATTGATACTGTAAAGGCTAAAGATGTGGATATGTCCGGCAATCCTGTTTACTATCCAAAAACAGACGGAACTGAAATTTACAGAAAACAGCTTCAATCCGATGGAAGGAGCAGGATTTTTGTTTACCGACTTGCAAACCCAGACGAACAACAGCCAAAGCAAGATGAAAAGCAGATTGACATTGAAGCAATGTTTAATCAGCTTCGGAATGATGTTTGTTCGGAGATTTCTGAAATAAAGAATATGTTTCCGACGCAGATGTCGGGAACACCAGAACCTAAGCAGAACGGAGGTAGGCAGAGATGATGAACCCTATGCAACTTATGCAGATGATACGTAACGGTGGAAATCCACAGCAAGCTATCATCAATATTATGAAAAATCAGTCTGGGAACAGCCCAGTTATAAACAATGCTATCAATATGATGGAAAAAGGCGACAGTGCAGGTCTTGAAAAACTTGCAAGAAACCTTTGCAAAGAAAAAGGAATTAATCCTGATGATATGTTATCGCAGGTTAAGAACCAGTTTGGAATAAAATAAGCGGATAAATTATTTATCCGCATATCTCCAACCAAATCCGTGTGTTTGAGAAAAAATGCCTTTGCAACATTTCCCTATTTTGGACTCCGAACATCCAGTCGCTCTGGAAGCTTCACCTATACTTCCAAAAGTGGCAATAATATTCCCAGTGTTTAAATCAATTTGGCTCACTGGAATAGAAGATGCGTTTTGGAATCCGGTTTTCCCTAGCCACGGTTTAGAACCTTTGTTTATTCCGATTTTGTAAGCGTGCAAATTGTTTTCGGAAGACGTGCACCATTCAAGGTTATTTACACAATTATCTTTTTTGTTTCCGTTAATGTGGTTAACTTGAGGCTTGTTTTCCGGATTTGGAATAAACGCTATTGCAACAAGACGATGTACCATAAAATACGCAGGCTTTTTATTCCGATATAAACTGACTCGCAAATATCTCCCGTCAGCGCAGATTGGACTTAATATTTTGATTTTGGAATGATGGTTTCCTGATTGCAAACTTTTTACATTCCCTAGATTGCTTACTTGATAAACACCTTCGTATTTTGGAATGTCTTTCCATATTTCTTTCATAAAAATAACACCTTGCCTTTCTGATGTACGCCTTTATTGGTTGTGGGAAAATCACTAAGGCATGTGACTTTCGGGTCGCGAATCCCTATTCCCACATAAATATTATACTATATTTCATTTAACATTGCTACAAAATTGAGCTGAAAGCCCGGGATTTCTACTTGATTTGTAAAATAAATCAAATAGGAGGTTTGAATTTATGATGAATTCAGGCGGATATAGCCTTGCTGACATTGCGGCAGCAACAGGCTCTAATAATCATGCAGATGATGGCTACGGCTTCGGCGGTGGATGGGCATGGTGGATCATTATACTTCTCATCTTTGGTTGGGGAGGCAATGGCTGGGGCTTCGGCGGAAACAGAGGAAATGGAAGCACAGATTTCTTAGACTCTGCTTTACAACGTGGCTTCGATAACCAGTCCGTAATTAGCAAGCTCGATGGTATCAGCAATGGTATCTGTAACCTTGGTTATGACCAGTTGGCTCAGCTGAATGGAATCAATCAGAATATTTCTAATGGATTCCACGGCGTAGATAATGCTATCTGCAATCTTGGCTATCAGACCCAGCAGGGATTTAATAGTACAAACATTGCACTTATGCAGGGACAGAATGCATTACAGTCTCAGTTAGCTCAGTGTTGCTGTGACAACAGGGAAGGACAGGCTCAGATCAGATATGATATGGCTACCAACGCTTGTGCAATCCAGAACTCAATGAACAACAATACCAGAGATATTCTGGAAAATCAGAACAGCAACACCCGTGCCATTCTTGATTATCTTTGCCAGAAGGAAACAGCAGACCTTAGAGCAGAGAATCAGGCACTTAAACTGGCGGCTTCACAGTCCGACCAGAATGCGGTATTACAGGCGGCTATGAACGCAAATACAGCAGAAATTCTCAGACGCACTGCACCACTTCCGGTTCCGGCATATCCGGCAAGTAATTTGTATGGATATTACGGAAACAACGGATGTGGATGCAACAGTGGTTGCTGCTAAGTAACTCACCCTTAGAGGTTGACTAAATTCTAAGAGGTGGGTTGCGGCTCACCTCTTATTTGATTGAGAGGTATAAAATATGAGTTGTAAAAATGTTTGTAAGCTTTGCAGCCATCTTGTAATCAGCCAGTCTGTATCGTTTACCGGTGGCAATCTTGTAATCACACTCCCGGCAGGCAGTTATTCCAATGGAGAAAAGTATTGCATTGTGATCGCACAAAGTATACCAGAAGCCACCACAATTACCGCCCCGGTAATGATTCAAATAGGAACAGGAACAACTTTGTATCCGCTAGAGAATCGTTGCTGTGCACAGGTTACGGCTTGCGGAATAAGAACCAGAACGAAATACGCAACCAGAGTAGCTACAAGTGCAACTGGCGGAGTATTCAAGATGTTGGGAAATCCAGCTTGTAGTCCGAGTAACAATTTAACAGCAATTAATGGTACAGCCCCAACGACAGACACACCTGTTACACAGGCTGCCAGAAAGGGGGCAATGTAATGCATAAAGTTGCAATGGAAATGGGTAAATGGGCTATGGAAAAAGCCAAAGCACATGGATTTGACAATCTTAGTTCTCAGGATTGGGATGATCTGAAAGATTGCTTAGAAGCAGTAAAATGCGCAATTTGTGCAGACAAAGATTATCGAATCGTAGAAGCTATGGACGAATGCGAGCAGGAAGAGAAATATCTTGGACGCATGGGATATGACAGATATCGTTATGCAAACGGCAGATTTGCACCAAAAGGCAGAGGAAGTCGTATGGGATACAAGCCATATCTGTACATGGAAGATGATGACTGGATGAATGAATATCTGAATAATCCAGAATTTGAACGCAATATGTACCGCATGGGATATCACCCAGAATATTCAGACAGGAATATGGGGAATGATGGCATGAATCGTCAGCAGTCCAGATATGGTGAAACCTACGACAGATACAGCGAGAATCGCAGACATTACCATGATTCCAAAGACGCTGAATCCAAGAGAAAAATGGATGATTCCATGAAAGAGTATACAGAAGATATCATCCGCAATATGAAAGAAATGTGGGACGATGCAGACGCATCAATCAGACAGCAGATGAAAACTGACTTGACACGTTTTATACAGCAGATGAATTGAATATGAAATGAATTTTGCCCTTGTTACAGGAATGTAGCAGGGGCTTTTTAGTTGAGAAAAGGATGGTGATAAGCCATGCTAAGACAATTTTATATGAACGGAGACCTATGGAGAGTGCAATTCGTATCTCCACACGACAGCGTGTTAATTGACCGTACAGGCAATAGAACACTTGGAGTATCGGATTATTCCACCCATATTATTTCAATCGCAAATAACCTGCACGGAGAGCTTCTGAACCGTGTGTTTATTCACGAATTAGGTCATTGCGTGATGTTCAGTTACGGACTGTTGCCAGAACTTCACCGCATGGTCAAGAAACGGTATTGGGTGGATGCAGAAGAATGGTGCTGCAATCTTCTGGCCGACTATTCTTGTTTCGTGATTGGCACAGCTAGAGATATTTTAGGAAACCAGTTCACATATGTAGCTCCTATCGGGGCAGAAAGGATGATTGCATAGATGGCAAAAGCAGAAAACACAGTTATTTTTGATGGAATCAAGTACAATCCCGGTGACGAATTGCCGGATTTAGGCAGTTGGGTATGTACAGACGCAAGAGGTATGGTTCGTGATTACGAGGGACTTTCAAAGGACGTATCAAAGCTCCCACATTATGTACAGAGTGGTTCTTCGGCGTTGTGCCTTGATACTTCTGAATTATACGAATATCACAAACCTACCGATACATGGTACAAACTGTAAAGGAGAAGCGCATATGGCATTAACAGCAAAAAAAGTATATGCAATATTAAAACGCCAGATTTCCGATATGGAAGCAAAACTGAACAGCCCTGTAAGATACAGAGGTACAGTTGCGACTGCTGATTTGCTTCCATTAAATCCAGACATTGGCGATATGTACAATATCGAGTCTAAATCCATTTACGGCGAAGCAGGAATGAATGTGGCATGGAACGGCGTAGTTTGGGACACCATGGGCGCTCCAATTGATATGTCACTGTATCTCACAAAAGAAGAAGCAGAGGCGGTAATACAAAGATTAGTTACGGAGTACTTTGAAAAGAATCCAGTCAAGCCCGGAGCCACCACAGAACAGGCACAGCAGATCGAGCAGAACAAGACGGATATTGATTCACTGAAAACGGAAACTAGTTCGCTAAAGGAAGATATAGGTGATTTAAACTCAAGTATTGACTCGATTAAAGAAATAGGGCTTTCTTCCAAAGTAAATTTCTCTACAGGCGGGTTAGATCCCTCTAATGGAAGTATTACCGATAATGCAGAAAGACTTCATAGTGATATTGTCTTTGTAAGAAAAGGCTCAACTATAAAACTCAAACCAAATAAAAAATTAAAATTTGCCGTTTATAAATATGGTGATTTGCTAGGAAATGAATTTATTAGTGCTATTGCATTATCTTTGGATGATTACATTTTTACAGATGATTGCTATATTAGAATATTGATTGAAAGTGGGGATACAACCCTATTAAAAGACATTGATTTTGATTTATTTTCGTTTGACTTAAATGAATTGAATAACCGTGTAAAATATACGGAATTAACAGAATGGGTAAATAAAGGCTATATACCAGTATCTGATGTTAATGATTATACTAAATTTGTGATTAAATACACCGCAGAATGGTCGTTCATGGTATTACCGGTTCACAGTGGTGATAAATTCATAGTTTCTGGATACGGTGGAAATAACGCAAAGCTATATGCATTTACGGATAGATTCGGGAAAGTTTTAAAAAGAACAGAAAAAACAAATGTGATACAAAAACTTGTCATCACATCACCATCTGATGGATATGTAATATTCAATGTTCTTCGAAGTAATGAACACCAAGTAATCAAGTTTAATACCAATGTCATTAACGAAAACAACAAAAGAAATCTTATCGTTCCACCTTATATTCCAAGTGTATATAACCCTATATTATCAGTTCCTAACGGTCAAACAACCGCTATGAAATATGAAGAAATCATGGAATCTTGGAACAACTTGCAGAAAAAATATCCTAACTATATATCTAAAACAAATCTTGGAAAAGAAACGTCTGGAATACTTGATATGTATAGATATGATTTCATTCCTGAAATTGTACCGCTTGAAGCTTCTGTGCAAGATGGAATGAATAAAATATATACAAAAAATGATTATCCTATTGTTATCATGGGTGCGTGTATTCATGGTGCTGAACGTCCGTGTGCAAAAGCATTGTTAAATTTAATGACATTGATTGCTAACGCAAAGGATTATTCGATTTTAGGATGGTTAAGAAATAATATTCATTTTGTAATTATTCCGCTTGAAAATCCTTGGGGATATAAAAATAATAAACGTACTAATGTAAATCAAGTTGATTTGAACCGTAATTTTGAACCATATTGGGAAAAAGGAGACAATACAACAGAAAATCAACGTTATCGTGGAACCGCGCCTTTATCTGAAAAAGAAGCTCAATATATTGATTCTATATTAAAGGAATGCGCAGACAAGGCTGTTTGTTATTATAGTTTCCACACACATGGAGTGTTCACATCTTATTCAATGATGACCAACTTTTCGAGTCCAGCATTGTTTTTATTAAACGATATGCAGAACATTGGAATGAGCGTTACGAAAATGATAACAACATCAGGTTGGACAAATCATAATTTACCGGAAGATAGTGGATACATTGGTTGCATGGAAATGGCATACGGAGTGGCAATGGCATCTTATCAAGGAGCGAAATACAACATCCCAAGTGCTTGTCCTGAAGTTATGTACCGTTATTATGATGGTGGCACAGGCGAAGTTTATAACACAGACCTCGATTGCATGAATACAGAGTATATTCTTTATGCGGTTGCTAATGCGTGTGAAAAATTTCTGTATGGTAATTAACTAAAGAGGGCGTTTCGGTATTACTAATGCATACTAAGATATACTAGTAATACCGAAACCAACAAGAATCAATCATGTTTCTCAAACCACTCAGCAAGAGCCTTGCGGATAACCCAAGATGCAGAACGTTCTTCACGTTCACAGTAGGAAATCATCTGTTTGTACTGTTCTGGCTCGAAGCTGATCGTGGTCTTAACATACTTGTCCTTATCGTCCTTTTTCTTGTTCGCCATGCTGCCACCTCCCATCTAGTTAACTATAGCAGATGGTACTGGCAATAGCAATAGATATAAGGAAATCCCTGTATTTACAAGGGTTTACGGTTCATGGACTTTTGGGACTCGTGCTTTAGTTAATTAGTGTAAAGTTAATTATTGGCTATTGGGCACCAATGATATATAATGATTATAAATTCATTATATGGAGGTGAGTTCGATAAAAGTAGAAAGAAATATCATGATTAACAAAGCTGGTGGAAACGCAGGAAAAGAATCTGTCAACTATAAAATATCACTTCCGTCAGAAGCAGTTCGGATGCTCGGTATTACCAAAGAAGACAGAAAAGTAATTCTCGAATATGATGAAGAGAAAATAACAATCAAAAAAGCATAACAAAAAGGAGTTAGGCTCCCGACTACCAATCAAAAAACCTAACTCCAACACCACAAAGGGTACAGTATTATTATAACATGATACCCTCCCTTTGTGAACCCAAAAGGAGGGTATTTTTTATGAGAGATAAATTCGTGAATGGGTTCATGACCAAGTTGTATGAAGAAATTCCAGAAGAATATCTTGAAACAGTCAGAAACAAACTGGCATTGTATGTAAATGATTTTGATATCAGTCAAAGAGAAACAGCAGTTGTAAAGTATACTGGATATTTGCCAGATTTCTACAAAACTTACATTGTAAGTAGGAAAATCGAGGGTTTGAGTAAAAAGACGCTCGAACTCTACAATCTTTATCTGGATGATTTCTTTTTCACAGTCAATAAAAACGCAGAAGACATTACTGCAAATGATATCCGTGTATATCTGTATAACGCTCAGGAGAGCAGAGGATTGAGCAATCGAACACTTGATAGTAGAAGAACTGCCATACACGCTTTCTTCGAGTGGGCTGCAAACGAAGGATATATAGGCAAGAACCCATGCAGAGTTATCAAAAACATCAAATATGAGCGTATCGAAAAGCAACCTCTGACAGATATGGAGTTGGAAAGAATCAGGCAAGCGTGCGAAACCGTACGCGAAAAAGCACTGGTTGAATTTCTGTATAGTACCGGAGCTAGGGTTACAGAAGTATGTGGTGTAAAGAAAACAGATATAGACTTTTACAAAGGCGAAGTAGTTGTTTTGGGGAAAGGCAACAAGCATAGAACAACGTACCTAAATGCCCGATGTAAATTACTTTTAAAACAATACTTCGCAATTAGAGATGATGAGTCGGAATATCTTTTTGTAAGTGAAAGAAAGCCACATAAAGTACTCAAGAAAGAAGCAATAGAAAGAATTGTACGAATAATCGGTGAGCGGGCAGAACTGGACAGACCTCTAACGCCGCATCTATTTAGGCATACTCTTGCGACTCTTATGCTTCAAAGAGGTACGCCGATTACTGAGGTGCAGAAGATTCTTGGACATGTCAACATTAACACGACAATGATCTATGCAAAGGTATCTGATGAAGATGTAAAAGTGTCTCATATGAAATATGCAATATAAATAAAAAGACTCTTTTTGAAGGGAGAAAACGCTATGAGAGGATTGAAACGTCAAAAACAGACAGTGTATTGGTCAAGGGTAACTGAATACCTTGACGGGATAGACACAATCAAAACGTACCAAAAGCCAGAATTACATCACTTCTCCGTATCTGCGACTGCCGGAACGCCAGAGGAATTATCAGCCGGTTATATCCCGGATTATGACAGGTATATCACAAACTTCGACCGCAGCTTCAAGCCACAGACCGCCGATGTATTCTGGATTGATCGCAAGCCGGAACTGACCGGTGCAGGCGAACTTGTTTTAGGTGAAGACGGAGAGCCTACAGTACCGCCAGATTACCGTCTGAAAAAGATTCTCGATACCCAGAAAGGCAATGTGGCACGATATGGCATCAAGTATATAGGAGATGGCTCAGATGGCGAATAAGACTATCAAAATGGAATTGTCGCATAAATCTATACAGGACGCAATAAAACAGCTTAGGGAGTACCAGAACGGTCTTAAAAGCAAGAACGAGCTGTTTGTCAAGCGACTGTCTGAGTTGGGAATCCCGGTCATAGATCAAAACATTGCAGTAGCTCAAGGAGATTCGGACAAGAATCATAATACTTACATCAAAATCAATAGTTTTGGTGACTATGCGCAGGCTACACTTGTGTGTGAAGGTTCTGACCTTCTGTTCATAGAGTTCGGGGCGGGCATTCACTACAACACTCCGGCGGGAACCAGCCCACATCCAAAAGGACAAGAATTTGGATATACAATCGGTTCATACGGACAGGGGAATGGAAAGAATGAATCGTGGGTTTATTTTGCCGATTCTGGCGAATGGGTACGCTCTTACGGTACCGAAGCCACCATGCCGGTATATAAGGCAAGCGTAGAAATCATGCAGAGCATCAGAAAAATTGCAAAAGAAGTGTTTGCATCATGAAAGTTAATACCTGATAATACTGAATAATACCTCTGTCTTTGATATACTATAACATATAAAAGCATCTACCTGAGCGGTGGGTGCTTTTTTCATGCAAAAAAACATAGAAAAGGAGAATGTAAGCATGTTAGTAGAAACAATGATTATCAAAAAAGTAGAAACGAGCATTGTCACAAGCCTAGATGTCGCAGAAACTTTTGAAAAAGAACATAAAAGAGTATTGCAGGACATTAGAAATTTAGGATGCAGTGAAGAATTCGGACAGCACAATTTCGTGCTTTCCTCATACACAAGCATCCAGAATAAAAAACAACCTATGTACTGCATGACGAGAGATGGATTTACGCTTCTTGTTATGGGATACACTGGCGAAAAAGCCATGAAGTTCAAAGAAGGATACATTCGCCAATTCAATGCAATGGAAAAAGTTCTTTTAGGAAAAATCAGAGAACGAGACAAAGGCATTGCAGTAAGACAAGCGTTGACCAATGCACTTAAAGAATCTCAAGAAAACGAGAGAATGCACGGTCATGCATATTCGACATACACAGATATGGTATATCGTACATTGTTTGGCAAAACTGCAAAACAACTTAGAGAAGAAAAAGAAATTTCTACTAAAGACAATCTAAGAGATTTCCTTACCGAAGAAGAGCTAAAAGCTGTCCAGTCAAAGGAAATGCTTGTTAGTGGTTTGATTGACTGCGGATGGGGATATTCTCAAATAAGAGATTTCCTTAATACCAGTCTCAGAATATGTTAGAACAGGCGGTGTGATATAAAATGCCAGACACGATTAACAACCCAGTATCAGAAGTATTTTCTAGGTGGAGCAAAGATATTCAACCAACAGTCGGCAAAGGCAATTTTTCCATGGAAAAAAGCCAGACAATAGCATCTGGTAAAACAAAATACGCCAGATTGTTCATGATGGGGAATCCCACGCAGTCAACAAGTCTTGAAGGTCACGAATGCGCAACAGTTCTTTCATTTCAAACGGAAAGTTACGCATCTGGGACAAAGGCTTTATCGACTGCATACGAAATCGACAGCAAAAGTCATCAGGCTATGGTTTCGATGGGCTTTCGCCGGACATACGGGCCGGAAGAAGTCGCAAACTCCGAAAAGAGTTTCAAACGAATCATAAGCCGGTACAGCAGAATTTATACCGGGCAATTATTGGAAGCGTAACAGCTTCTATTTTTTATACCAAAAAGAAAGGAGAGTGTCCTATGAGTAAAGATAAATTACAATGGCTGAAAGCTGCGGGAATCAGAGCTGTTAAGACAATTGCTCAGACAGCAGTTGCGACAATCGGAACCGCAACAGTCCTTGGAAGCGTTGACTGGAAGATGGTCGTATCTGCGTCCGTTCTTTCCGGCGTTTTATCCTTGCTTACATCTGTAGCAGGGCTTCCAGAACTGAAAACAGGCACAGATGAATAGAAAGGACGGTGATCCTTTTATCTCCCGGATGCAGGGTTACGCATCAGAGCCATATGGCTCTTTTTTATTGTAATTTTATAGCTGAAAAAGCAGAAAGGAGCCGAATATGGCAGAAAAAGGAAATATAGCAGGCGTAAGTACCGTTGGTTCGCTTACTGGATATGCAGTTGAAACAACAGCAGGTACTAAACCGACAACATTTAAACTTCTTCACAGAATCAATGCTTCTGATGAAATCAAAATTGACGTAGAAACAATCGACGCTTCCGCACTTGAAGATGAAGTCGAAAGAACTATTGCAGGACGTGGTTCTACAGGTGGTACATTCAACGTAACTGTGAACGTAACCGATGAAACTATCACTGAATGGGAAACCTTAATCAGCGAATATAAAACAGGAAAAACAGATGGAAAATCTATGTGGTATGAAGAATACTTCCCGTCTCTTAAGAAAGCATTCTTCACAAAAATCGAGCCGCCGACAATCATTCCTAAACCGGCAAGAGATCAGAACGGCCTGTTAACTGTTGAAATGTCTCTTACTATCAATGAGTACGTCGGACCGAGTGAAGCGGTAGTTCCAACTGACAGCGGCATGTAAACATATTTGGGAGGACAAATAATATGTATAAAGTTTTAAAAATCGGCGGCAAAGACTACAAGCTTGAATATGGAATTGAAGCATCACTGTTTGATGATTGTGTGAAATCCGTAATGAATATGCTGGTTTCCACAAGTGGTGGAACGGACAGGAGTCTTAAGGAAATGGTTTCTGGAATGAGTAGTATTCCAAATGTTGCACTCAATGCGTTCTATGCCGGATTACTTCAATATCACGGCAACCATTCTGACGGTGATGGCACTGTCCCGGATTTAGATACCGCCAAAAAACTTGCAACACAGTATATGACTGAACATAAAGATGATGAGCAGGGAAACTTCTACGGTCTGTTTTCTATGTGCATTGAACAGATGGAGGAAGATGGTTTTTTCAAATTAACCGGTCTGGAAACGTTCATGGACAACATGAATGCGGCAATGGACTCTGTGAAAGCGAAGAAAGCGCCGAAGAAACCGACAGATCATCTGAAAAAAGCTACAGCGAAATAATCTGGGATGAATTATACCCAATGGCTGTGCGTATTGGGATGTCAAGAAAAGAATTTCTCAGAAGTACCCTGAAAGACCTAAGAATCCGTATAGAACAATATGGAATCTTAAAGAACGAAGAAATTCAGTCGCAGTTAATAAACATGGACTATCAGTCGTGGCTGACCGGATTGTATGTGAAAACAAGTATTTCATGTGCATTGTTCCCACGAAAGGTTAGTTACCCGAACAGACCAATTACGCAGGAAAAACAGAATAATTGGGTTGAACACAATCCAGATACGCCGAAGAAATCAGAAGCAGAACTAAGACAAGAAGAACGTTACTACGAACTTCTTATCAGGCAGGCAAATGCAAATATATCTGAAATAGGTAATGAAAAGGGCAAGCAGGATGAATAGTAGTCTTGCTTGCCCTTTATTTTTTTGAAATAAAGGAGGTGCTTATATGCCTGACAACACAATAGATAGCCTTGCGATAGAGGTCAGCAGTAACGTATCAAATGCAAGTAAATCCATTGATGATTTATGCAATAAACTAAATCGCCTGAGCAGTCGTATGTCTGAGAGTATCAAGTATCTCAGAGACTTTTCAACTTCCGTAGGCACGGTCAATTCTGCTGTTCAAGCGCTTAAATTGGACAGGCTTGATTTATCAACGATAAACAGTCAATTGCAACAGTTTACGCAGTCCATGAGTGCGCTCGGTAGCCTGAACTTGAGAAACAACGGATTAAACTCATTCGTAAATGCAATCCGCAGATTGAACGAAACATTAAATTCCACAGGTGATGTGTCTGGAAAGATTCAGAGCATGATTTCTGAGCTATCCACGCTTGGCAGTATTCCAGACGTATCAAACAACGTAAATCGGTTCATTTCTTCGTTAGCAAGATTGGCTAATGCCGGCAGTTCTATTGATGCAGTTGTATCAAAACTTCCAAATCTTGGTGAAGAACTTAGAAAAATCGTAGTTTCATTCTCTGGAATAGGCAATATTTCTCAACCAATTAATACATTTGTTCAGTCAATATCTCAGTTGGCAAATGCAGGAGATAAAACTGGAAAGACAGCAACTCAGCTTAATGATCTGGCAAATAGCCTAAAATCATTCTTCCAGACGATGAGTACCGCTCCTAGAATCAGTAGCAGTACAATTCAAATGACTCAGGCTATTGCTCAGTTGGCAAATTCTGGGGCGAATGCTGGTAGAGCGGCAAGGTCTACCGCAGGCGCATTTTCCAGATTAGGACAGGGTGCAGCCACTTCGACAGGAAAGGTCAGAAAACTTGCAAACGCCGTTGGAAGTGTAGGAAGCAAGGCAAGGAAAAGTTTGCCTAGCATCATGTCTCTGGTGGCAAAATTCTGGACGTTGAAATTTGTTGTTGGAAAATTTGGAAGCGCAATTGAAAGTTCCATGAATTTTCTCGAAGATTACAACTACTTTCAAGCAGCGTTTCGTCAGGTAGCAGATAAAGCAGGAGAAACTTGGTCAGAAGCAGGATATGATTCTGCGGAAGCTTACGCAAATTCATTTAGCAACAGAGCCAGAGAACTTACATCCAAAATGTCTGGGTTCGATGTTTCTGATAATGCGATTCTGACCGCAAATAAATCAGGTAAATCACTCGGTATGGACCCGTCCATGCTCTTGAATTATCAAGGCCAGTTCGCACAGTTGTCGTCCTCTATGGGGACAACTTCTGAACAGGCATTAAAACTGTCGAATGCATTAACCATGATCGGTGCTGACCTTGCATCTGTTAAGAATCTTGATTTTAGCACAGTTTATGAGAACTTGTCCTCTGGATTAGTAGGTATGAGCCGTGCTGTAGACAAATATGGTGCAAACATTCGTGTGGCAAACTTACAGCAATATGCAGCAAATCTTGGTATACAAACGTCTGTTTCTAATATGGACCAGGCAAGTAAGGCAATGCTGAGAACGATAGTAATACTGGATTCCACCCGGTACGCATGGGCGGATATGGCAAATACGATAAATATGCCAGCCAACCAGTTACGTATACTTCGTGCAAACTTAGTATCCTGTGCCAGAGCATTAGGGAACATCTTTATGCCTGTAGTTGCGGCAGTGCTTCCATACATCAATGGTCTTGTAATCGCATTCCAGAGACTTTTGACATACATTGGTTCGCTTCTTGGAGTTGATACCAAAATCGGAAAAATGTTCGGTTCTATCGGTGGTGGAAGTGAAAATCTCTCGAATGCACTTGATTCCATAGACGATTCTGGAATTTCGGACGTAGATGATGCTACAAAAGATACAGACAATAATCTAAAAAATGCAACCAAGAGCGCAAAAAAATTAAAACAGTTCCTCGCATCCTATGATGAACTTGAAATTATGAGCAAAGACGATAGTTCCCTGTCAGACCTTGCAAATTCTAAAATTAAAACGCCGAAAATTGACACATCTGCAATTGACGCAGGAATCCTCAACGATGCCCTTGATAAGCTTTTGAATGAATACCAGAAAAAATGGGATGGCGCCTACAATTCCATGGAAAATAAGGCCATGGCATTCGCAAATAAAGTTACAGACACATTTAAGAAACTTGCAAAAGTCGCAGAACCTACCACAAAAGCACTGAAAAATCTCTGGGACAATGGATTGAAACAACTCAGAGATTTCACATGGACAGCATTAAAAGATTTCTGGAATCATTTTTTAGTTCCGCTTGGCAAGTGGACACTTGGGGAAAAAGGATTACCACGACTAATCAATGCTTTTAACGATTTTCTTGTGAAAATCAACTGGGACAAAATCAATGCTTCTCTTGTGCAGTTATGGGATGTATTAGAGCCATTTGCTGAGAATGTCGGAACAGGATTACTTGATTTCTTTGATGATTTCTTTGACAAGGCGGCAGATGGAGTTAATAAACTTCCTGATCTGATTGACAGATTCAAAGAGTTTATCGCAGCATTCTCACCGAAGCAGGCACAGTCTATCGGATATTTCCTCGGACAGCTCCTGACAGCTTTTGTAGCATTTAAAGGACTTACATGGTTCGGAAGTATTTTCGGCAAAGATGGAGTGATAGGCAAAGGAATCACCATGTTAGCAACGCATCCATATGCTTCGATAGCGGTAGGATTAGGCCTTACCGTTGCTGCGCTTGATAAATTTGGAGTAATTGATGTTGATTGGGACGGGTTATGGACAAGAATCGGGAATCTTAAAGACGTAATTGTGAATTTCATTAAAAACATTGATTGGGATTCACTGGTAAAGACAATCGGCGATGTATGGGATGTATTCCAGCCATTTGCTGAGGGATTCGCAGATGGATTTATTAGCTTTTTCGATATAATGCTGAACGATATCGGTGCCCCACTGATTAATACATTAGTAAGTGCCTTAGATGCTTTCGCAAAAGCCTTAGGAAAGCTTGACGATAAACAGATAGAAGCTCTGGGCGAAGCTCTGGCACGGTTTTTTATTATAAGAGGGAGCATTAATTTTGCTCGAAACATATACAATGTAGTTAGCTCTATCGGTGCACTCAGAACAATCTTCGGTGGGTTAGGAACGGTTCTTTCCACAGCCAGTGGTGCATTGCAGACATTCTTTGGCTCTGGACTAGGTTCTACACTTGTAGCAGGATTCGCAGACAGTATGATTGTCTTAGGAACTGCAATGGCAGGATTCAACCTCGGAAAGTGGATAAGTGTTAATCTATTCGGTGGTGAAGATAAAACTTTCGGAGAATTTTTGGAAGATAACGTATTTGGGTATCAAAAAGGAGATTTTACCGGTGCTATCAACGAATGGATGAAAGATATATTCGGAGTCGGTAATAAGCTTACAGAGGATGATTTAAAGGTATTTCAGAAATATGAAGATGCTATTCTCGGTTTGGTTCACGCAAGCCAGATTTCAGGCGAACAAGCATATCCTTTATTAACATTCCTTTCCGAGCTAAAAGATAACGGATATAGCACAGAGCAGGCACTATCAGAGCTTGAACTCAAGCTTAATAATCTTGGGGTTTCATCAGAGGACTTCGAGAATGCAATAGCAGGAGTAAACAAACCAGTCAAAGACCTTGGAGATACAGCGGAAACATCCTCTAATCAGTTTTCAAATATGGCTGATCGGATTAACAATGTGTCGTTTGAGGATATCTCAGAACAGCTTACAGGATTCCAGACGCTTATCCAGACCGTTGACTTTGCAACTCTGGTAACAGATACGGCAAATGCAATTGATGAAATGGGTGGCATCTGGGAAAATGGAAAACAGATTCTCGGTGAAAAAGCATTACAGATTTATCAGGAAATTGCAAAGGGATTAGAACCGGATGATAACGGCTACTATACTTTAGCAAACGGACAGATGGTGCAGTTTGGAAAAGGTATTTCTGACTATGAAAGCACTCTGCAAAGTACAATGGATTCAACTCTGCAAGGGGCAATCAACGGCGTTCTGGATAACAATTCTGGTTTTGAATTAGTTACGGAACTCGGAAAGAATCAGATTCTTGCTGTAGGTAGTGGGATTGAGCAGAACGGCAGTAAAGTCACTGAAAAGCTTAACTCAACAATTCAATCATCTGCGAAAGGCGCAGAAGAAACTGCGAAATCAAGTGGCAAAACCCTTGGAAGCAACATTGCAGAGGGATTACAGTCTGGAATTAACGGGAAGAAAGAAAGCACAAAGACTTCGATTCTTGACCTAATGAATAACAGCGTAAAAGCCCCTGCACAGGAAGCAGTAGACTCCCATTCTCCGTCCAGATGGTTCAAGCAGCTTGCAGAATACTGCGGTCAAGGATTCCAAAACGGATTAGAACCGGGCTTTTCTGCGTCGTTCACATGGTTTGGAAGAATCCGAAGCAGAATCAGCAAATCCATTGGAAACCTGTATAATGTCGGCTGGAACTCTATTATTGGCTTAAACAATGGAATCGTAGGCGCAGCACAACAGCTTTATGCAAATGTGCAAAAGATCGCACAAAATATATCAAATACGTTCCGCAAAGTTCTTAAGATTCATAGCCCATCACAGGTAATGATGGAACTCGGTGGATTCACCGTTGAGGGATTCCAACTTGGTATGCAGAATATGCTTCCAAAAGTCGAATCAACCATCAACGATATAAGCGCTGAAGTGCAAAAAATTAATACACCAACCGCAGACATTATCACAAAGAGTGCGTCCTATCAGGAAGTAAAGAGCAGAATGTCAGTTGATACAGATGATTTTGTGGACGACATCCGAAAAGAAGTCATGGCAATCAGCAGTAACACGTTTGACAATAATCAGATGATCGGGCAGGCGGTCAAAAACGCCCTGAACGGCATGGCGATCTACGCAGACGGACATCTGATTGGGTATCTGAAAGAAGAAAATCAGCAGTTCAGAAATCGTAATGGCTACGGACTGTTTGAAGGGTAGGTGATAGAATGAGCGACTTTATTGCAGGAAGTAATTTCCAAGGTTATTTTTTAAAGTTCGGGGGAAGCGTTCTCCCGAACAAATTCTTAGCCTACGATGATTATTCCGCAACTCCGAATCAGCGAACAGAGATAAAAGCATACAGAGACTTGAACAATCTCTTGCATAGGGACACAAGCCCTAATTTCAAGACAAAAATAGACTTCAACACGCGCCCTATGTGGTTGCCAGATAAAATTAAAATGCAGTCTGTTTTCAAATCAGGCTTAGTCAACAAGACACAGCGGAAGTACAAAGTTACATACTGGGACGATGAAGAAAACACCTACAAAACAGGTGTTTTTTATATGCCCGATGTCGAGTATAAGCCTATCAGAGTTGTAGGAAATAACATTTTGTATAACAAAATCAGAATCGCACTAATAGAGTATTAAACCAGAGTGCATGGGCGTCACAGCTCATGTGCTCTTTTATTTTAGATAGACGGGAGGATGATTATGGCAGATACAGTATCTTTTGACAGTTTATTGGATACGACGGCCGGGATGACGGCTGTTGTTAACAACAAGAAGCATGATGATGATGTAGTCAGTGTCACAGGTGTTGATTGGTTTACCTATGCGGGAAAGACTGCCAGTACCATATATGTTTCAGGAAACAATTTTATCGGATTCGGGCGGAATGCCGAACAGCTCAAAATCTGTCGCAGTGACGGTGCGGTTTATTATATTTACCGTCAGGAAGGAACGCTCACATCAGGAAAAAGATTCCTCAAAATCAGGGTTGAAGGCTACACGCATTTTTCATACACATCTTCATTGTATAAACTGAAATACGAAGTATTCTTGATAGAGGGACAGACATTATTTATCAATGTTGTCGATATATCTTCAAACAATGGAAACACCGTCACATCATCAATCACTGACGGTAAAACCACAATAAATCTGAATATTTCTGTATCTTCCAAAAAACCAATTTCAATTCTGGTAAGGAATGCAGGCGTAGCTCAGATAGTTAGCTATGAGAAGTTTGTTGATACATATATCACAGGAATCACTGTTTCCAAAATGCCAGACAAGGCCACGTACTATCAAGGTGAATTATTTGATGCCACAGGTCTTGAAGTGTCTAAAACATACAGTGACGGAGCATTAGAAACTATCACGGATTATGAATTATCAGGCTTTGACAGCAGTTCCGCCGGAGCAAAAGTTATAACCGTTACTGCATCTGGAAAGACCGCAACATTTAAGATTACCGTCTCAGAGGCTTCTATTACCGCCATATCCGTTACTACAATGCCAAGCAAAGTGAATTATCACATAGGAAAAGAATTTGATTCTACGGGCATTGTAGTTACTGCGACGACAAGTGATGGAAATACTATAGATGTCACAAAAGACTGCACATATTCTGGTTTTGACAGCAGTTCTCCAAAGCAATGCGGAATAACTGTCACTTACGGTAATTTCACTTGCACGTTTGAAGTTACTATTATGCAGCCAGAAAGAATCTCAAACATAGAAAGTACTTCTGGAATTTATTTCGTAGGTGATACTACAGAGGTAAAAGTTACAGCTATAACTGTTGAATACTCGGACGGTTCAGAAAGAATAGAAAGTGGTTATGTCGTTGAAAATAAAGTTCTTTCAGAATCCGGAACAATTCCTATTAGTGTCAAATATTTTAATGTAATAGGCGTAGTGAATGTTTCTGTGTACAGTTCGCTTTTGCTTCATATTGGTTCGCCAAATTACGAGGATGTAACTGCTAATTTTGACCCTAGTACAAATACTTTAACCATATCTGGAACTGGAAAAATTACCGATAGTTTGTCGGATAATTTAGAGAACATAAATATCCCGAACGATTTATACACAAGATGTACAACTTTATTTTTTGAAAACGGCATCACAGAAGTAGTAGGCTCGTTTAGCGGCGATTTTAAGTCATTAACAGATATTAATTTTCCAAATACAATCACATATATTGATACAGATAGTTTTCCTATATTCTTAGGAACAAGGCTTGAGATTCCAGCGTCAGTGAGCACTATATACAGCGACGCTTTCAAGTCTTGCCCGAATTTAACGGAAATAATTTTCCATGAAGGTCTGGAAGAGATTGGAGAAGGTTCTTTTGAAGGATGTAATTCATTAAAGAATATTGTGTTTCCAGAGTCATTGTGGACTTTGGATTATGCTTTTTCTGACATAACTCTTGATTATATAGAAATTGGAAGAAAAAACATAGCATTCGACTCTAATATAAGAGTTCCAGATTGCAGAAACTTAACCATTCGGGGCGGAGACATTGATCAAATATTTTACACAAACAGTTTAGAAAACCTTACTTTGAAAAAGGATGTGGTTTTTTCAAGGACTTCTGTTTTTTCAAAATGTTCAGCATTAAAATCCGCAACTATTGAAAATGGTATTACAGTTATTCCAGCAGAATGCTTCAAAGATACTCAAATTGCAAACGTATCTATTCCTGCGAGCGTGGCAAGCATTGGCGAAAACGCTTTCAAAACATCCGTGACAACAAATATCATATTAAATAAGAAAACTAATGAAATTTCTGGCTCGCCGTGGGGAGCAACAGGCACAATTACATGGTTAATTCTGGCAACTCGAATTGAAGTCTCCCATATGCCTACCAAAACTAGATATTTCGTAGGTGAACCATTTGACGCTACAGGTCTTGTGATTACCGCGTATTACGCCGACAACACGTCCACACAGGCAACAGGATATACCTTATCAAGCCCGGATATGTCAGCATACGGAAATAAAACTGTAACGGTTACATTCGATGAAAAGACCGTAGATTTCAGCATTCTTGTAATAGACATTTCTGGAATTGAAGTAAAAACCATGCCTACTAAAGTCGAATATCAAAAAGGAGATGTATTCGACACAACTGGATTGTCAATCCTTGTTAAATACACTGACGGAACATCAGAAACAAAAACAACTGGATTTGAAGTATCTGGATTTGATAGTTCTTCTGTTGGCGAAAAGACAATCACAGTAACTTATAAAACCCATACCACCACTTTCAAAGTGACTGTATACGACCTTTCAGGAATCCGAATCACAAGTTTTCCGTCCAAGGTCTACTATAAAATCGGAGAATCATTTGACCCGTCTGGTCTGACAGTTGCAGAGGTAAGGCAGGATGGAACCGAGAAAGAAATCACAGATTATGATATTTCTGGCTTCGATAGTTCCACCGCAGGCTCTAAGACCATCACTGTTTCTTATAATGTGACAGCTAATGGAGTTTCCAAATTTATCGGCTCTGATAGTTTTCAAATTAAAGTCACAAACGATGGAAAGAACCCATTTGATGATAGTTCAAGCGGCGGCTCTGGTAATGTTGAAGAAGAGAAAACCGAGCCAATAAAAGTAACAGTACACTGGATTAACGGAGAATTTGCTGACCTTACAAATGAAAATATCGACCAGAATACACTCACTTTGCAGGAGTCAATTTGTTCAGAACAGTATTTCATATTCGGCGGTTGCGTCTGCAATCAGATAACGTTTCAGGCTCACCACGATCAGTTTAATGGTACCTCGGAAGAATTTTACCCGTCTGGAAAAATCGAAGTTTACATCGAAAGGAAAGGAACAAGAATCAAAATCTTCACAGGCGAAATCGACAGTGCGGAGCGGAAAGCAAATTCCCTGACACGTAATTTTATTGCATATGATTATCTGTATAAATTACGAAATACCGACATTGCTCGATGGTATAAAAACCAGACGACTGATAAGAAGAAAAAACTGACTCAAAAGCAATTCAGGGATAAATTATTTGAGTTTTTAGGGCTTGAACAGGTCAGTACAAAGTTACATTGGGACGACACCTATGTGCCTGATACGAATAACTCAAACGAGATGAACGTAGTGAATATTCTGAAAGATTTGTGCTTGCAGAATGACCGTTTTGGCTGGATGAACAGGGACGGCAAGTTTGAGTATCTGAAACTTCGCCAGAACAGTTACAGATACGGTCAGACCACCGGTAATCAGAACATTTATAAATACTACAATAACGAAGAAATTCACCTTGATACGTTTAAAAGTTTTACCGCAAAAGAGGGCAGAATCTGGTTCCCAAATATTATATTTTGTGACCCTGACCCGAATAGAGCTTTTGGATTTACGCAAGGTGATTACACAGCGCAGGAAGCGTATGATAACAACGTTTATTACAACAGAAATAGCTTCTTTGTAGGAAATGAAGACTGGCTAAATTACGTTTGGGATGCAGACGAATATGGCGGTATTTCAAGGGCTGAACCAATTATGAAGATTTGCTACGGCGTATTCGTAAATCAAGATTTGCGGAAATATTATCGTGCGCAGGGATATACCGCCGAGGTTCAGGGAAACCCACTGAACATGGTTGGACAGGCAGTCGAACTCTACTATAAAAAGCAGATTCAGCACGACAATCAGGAGCCTACAGAACTGCAATGGTACGTTCATTCATACATCATGAGCAGGACACTCAAAATCGGCGCTACAGACATGATTGACACCTATTCTGCCAACAATGCACCGTTTAATAGTAACAGCCAGCAGTTAGGAAAATATACTCCCGAAATATCTGGAACCGTCAACCGCACCCGATCAGAAATGCCGACAATCAGTTATGCGGAATTTACGGACGGTTCGGATTCTGAATTTTCACCGGCAATGATTGACGATTTTACAGACGGTTCTGGTGGTTCTGGAAGCACTTCTGAGCAATTGAAAAAGGCACAATTAAGGTGTGTAAAGCGAATAAAAAAAGCTGATTACGACGCTCTTGTAGCCGCAGGAACTGACCGGGCAGATACATTGTATTTCACATTCGAGGAGAAATGATAGAATGATATATAAGGCATTTTTGAACAGACAGGAAATCACTGGGTTTCCTGTCAAAGGCAAGGACGTAACGAAGATTTATGGTGGCGATATTTTACTGTGGGAAAAATCTGGAATACCTCCAATGAAAGAAATTTGTGCTGTAAGAACAGTGTGGACACATGTCGACTATGACGGCACTCAATATCCTTGTGAATGTGAAATTTCTGTTCGTAATCAGACCGAAGATGGAAAAATATATTTCACAGATATTGAAAAAGCTGGAATATATGTCAAACAAGAATCTGGCCGTTCATATTATGAATCAGCATGTATTATGTTTAAAGCGAAAAGAGTCCCTAGCACTATATTACAGTATATTAACCAGAAAAATGTATTGTACACGTTAAGAATGAGAAACATGAAAGGAGAACTTCTTGACGAAACCATTAGTTGGGAAATGAGCTACAATAGCGTGAAAGGGAACGGAAATATATTCGGTGTTGGTACCTCAAATAGTGATGGAACATTTTCGGTTTTACCACGACCTTTGAATTACGGACCTGGTCCTTCAACTAGTGCCTTTCCTGCAACAATATACACATCAGGAAGCGGTGCATTCAAATCGGCAGAAGATGTTCTTAAATATATGCTTGAAGAATAGATGAATTTAGTACAATAAGCACTAATTTCATCAAATAAGAACCCCAAAACCGCAAATAAGAGCACATTTTTCGTAAAAACCGAATAAGCCCTTATTTGACAAAATAGCCTCAAAATCTCAGTCCTGACCGTACTAAAATGTAACTATATTAAAAATAAAAAATGAATAATTTGTAAACGTAAATTTTGCTAGTTTTCAGAATAAATCAATCATCTGAGAAAATAATAAAATCAAGAAGCAAATATTCTGTCAACGAGCAATTTTCGTTTACATAATATCTCAATGTAACGTTACAATAACGTTACCAGTAACGCAATGTAACGCAATAGAATAAGAATAAGAAATAGAATAAGAATATAATTAATATATATACGAGATATATATTAATCGTCAAATAAGCGTTATTTGACCCTGACATTCTCAATTCGTTTCAGCCCAAGGCAAACCATTTTAATCAGCAACTCCGTATTTGACTCATATAGCGATTTTATGTGCGATTCGATAAAATCCTCGAATAACATATAAAAATTGATTTTAGGGGCAAATACGGAGCTTACAAGGTGTGTTTAACAGAAAGGAGCAACGTGATATGACAAACGAACAGAAAACAGTTCTCAGGAAGATTATTTATGCAGTCGAAACCGGTGGACAGGTTTACGGACAACAGGATTATTCGGACTTCACAGAAGCCTATGAGAACAATTCAGATGAACACGCAATCACAATTGGAGCAGGAGCGTGGTACGGAACCGAAGCTAAAACACTTCTGGAACGAATTTACGATGCCAACCCGGAACAGTGGGAGAAGATAGACGAAGTCAGACTTTTGGAACAAGTTCAGACCGCTAATTGGGAATGCTTCAATATTTCCAGAATATCACAACTTGCCGACACTATAGTTGCCCTTATTTCGTCCGATTTGGGCGTTAAATGCCAAGATAGCCTTATGGATGAACAATTAGCCATCTATGCAGACGAAGCCATTAAACAGGGCGTTACGGACGCTAGAGCGCAAGCCATGTGCGTGAACTTTAGACATCAAGGCGGGCAGGGGGCGGTAACACGGATTCTGGCAAAGACCCAGAAGCCATATACGCTCGATAATCTCTATGCAGCCTGCCAGACGGACGCAGGGAATCAGGTAGGAGCATATAAGGACAGACAGAATTTTGTTTATGACGCACTAAAAACATATTTTCCAGAAAGTGAGGAGACAGGTATGAACGCAATTGATAAATTAATCCAGATCGCAAAGAATGAAGTTGGGTATCTTGAAAAGGCAAGCAATAGTCAGCTTGATAGTAAGACAGCAAATGCCGGAGAAAACAATTACACAAAATATTGGAGAGATATAAAACCATCTTATCAGGGGCAGCCATGGTGCGCTGCATTCGTTTCATGGTGCATGATGAAAGCATTCGGCTTAGACACAGCGAAGAAACTTTTGAAACACTGGCCATACGTTTACTGCCCGACAATGGCGGATTTGTTTACTTTGAACAGCAATCCAAAAGTCGGAGACATTGTTATTTTCTACAGAAACGGAGAATTTACGCATACTGGAATCGTAATAAAAGTGTCAGGAGATCGGTTCTGGACAGTCGAAGGAAATACTTCTGGTGACTCTACAATTATCGCAAATGGTGGTGGTGTATGCCAGAAAAGTTACTACAACAGTAATCTTCCGGGGACAAAATTCTGCACTCCAAATTACAGTTTAGTTAAAAATACAACGTCAGTTTCAGACTCAGATACAGCCAAAAAACAGAACACTAGAGCCTACATTGCGCAGATTAAAAAGGGCACAAAATGTTATACAAAATCAAACAAAAACAGCCCGTCAAAGATGTTTCCAAAACTGAAAAAAGGTGCAGTTGTAGAGGTGATGAAGTACACAGAAACCGACAGTTCAGGGTTGAAATGGTACTTCATCCGCATCCCTTATCCGAACGATGATGGGTTCGTTTTTGAATTTATTCCAAAAGGAACATTCACTAGAATTACAGATATTTCTAAATGACAGTTGTAATATGACTTTTATAATGCTATAATAAATATGTTCGATATAGTAGTTCGTATTGCAAAACCCTTTTATTTTTAAGTGTGACATTAAAAATGACCGCCAATTACTCCTTCCCGGGTTGGCGGTCATTTTCGCTGTCAGCTTATGTAATTTTCATATTTTTCTTTGATTTCTTTTGCCCCATTCTGTCTTATCTGGACAACATCCCCAGAATCCATGATGAAATTATCTCCTGCCGACTGGATGTGATCCATGTTCACCAGATAACTCTGATGGCAGCGCAAGAATCGCTTATCAGACAGCTTTTCTTCCAGATCGTTCAGCTTGCAAGTAGTCACAAAACATCGGTTATTTGTAGCGAAAATATGGCAAACTCTTGCCTGACTCTCGACGTACTCAATTTCATCGTATTTGAGCCGGTTTATCTGCCTGTGGAATTTGAACGTCAATGTTTCGTCCCTCATCTGTGACAGAATCTCGTCGATAGCCCGGTATATTCTACCGTATTCCTTGCCCTTGACCGCATACTGCATAGCACCGACGTCGAATGCTTCTTGCAGATGAGAATCGTCGGCTGTCCAGAATATAATCTTTCCATCATATCCAATATCCCGGAGCCGGTTCGCAATCTCCAAACCGTTCTCATTTTCCAGAATCATATCCAGTACAATTACATCGTACCATTTACCCTCTTTCACATCTTCAACAAGCGGATAACCTGCTGAATACTCGCTGATTTCATAGCGATAATCTCCTTTGCGCCGTAAGAATCCCGATACGCACTCTTTAAACAAGTCAACTTCAAGCTGGTTATCGTCACATATGGCTATTCTCATATGCGCACCCTCCTTTCGTAGTCTCAATTTGTCAAAATACGCCATGATTTTGACAGTACACACATTTTTCTTCTTGCTTGTGGTATTATTGTCCCACAAACAAAGTGTAGCACTTGAAATTGTTAGTGTAAAGCATTAAAGTTTGACATAATTCGAAAAATATGGTTTCTGTGTCCGGGAGGATGTGTGGATAGAGAGACTGCCTGCGAGAACGACAGGCAAAGAGAAAGAGGGGCGATTGCCCCTCTTGTTTATTTCGCTAAATACAAAACTGAAACAGTATCTATTTTTACGCACATTCCATTCTCTAACGGTAGATTCCCAATTTCACTGGAATATAAAGAATTAATGCTTTCTAAGTCAGAACCAAGACTTTCTTTATATTTTTTTGAAGCGACATGGTATTCTTCTGAATGTTCGTAATCATCATTCTTATAATCATCGTAGCTGTCATATACGCTGATAATTCCTGCTCCGTCGGTTATTGAAAAGGTGTACTTTCCGGCAGGAATATCTTCGCCAATAATATAAACACCTGGATTTAGCCTGCCGGTATCATCAAGAGAATCGTTTTCCTGAGAATTAGAATTTTCACTTTCCACGTCTTTTAAAACAGCTTCTTTTAATTTAGTTCCGTCTGAAAGACGCGTGATTGATAGCGAATCATCCCAAATTGAGCAAGCCAGAGTATCATTTTTGAAATTCCAAACGTTTGTTAGAACTACTCCATCATAACCACTCTTATAGAAATCATCAGTAACATAATCATAATCATACCAATCCTGCTGAGATGCTTCCGACAATACACTGGAAACCTTTGAAGCAAATGTGCCAACTTCATCATCTGGCACGTTCTCACTTATAACGATGCTTAGATGCAAGGACTTAGTGTTTTTGTCAATCACACATTCAGATGCTTCGACAAACCCATCTTCGCCATTGATCTTATTAAGCATTTCATTAATGTTGTCAAAGGAAGTAGCACTGGCATTGACAGGCGAAATGCATAAAAAAGCACACATCGTTATAATTCCGCAAACTCTCTTTTTCATAAAACCCTCTTTTCTGCTAAATAAATCTCATATACTGCACTGCAATAAAAACTACTTCAATGATTCCAACAATAATTCCGAACCATGAGCCAATATGTCTATATTCCTCTTTCTTTGTGCCAATATCTACTAATCCTACAATTGCTCCTGCCAGAGCCAGAGGAAACGACAGGATAATTGGCAGCGGAAGAATGAATGCCACACCTGCCAAAATACAGGAGATGACACTCAGGGTTGAATCCTTTTTCTTTTCGCCCTTGCTCATACAATCCCCTCCCTTGTTAAAATTTTACAATATTATACCACCTCATGCAAATTGTGCATAGTAAAATATTAAAAAAATAGATTGTTTTTGCAGAAAAATTCCATGATTTTGCACTTCCCAGAAAAATTACACAAGTTTGTGCTATAATGCGTGATATATTTTTAGAAAGAGTTGGTAGTAATGGAAAAGAACAGATACAGGATAGTCGTATTCATCCTGATATTTTACGAAATATTCTGTGCGGTGCATATACCGTCGCATGATATAGCAGAACGCCACCGCAGAGATGTGCAGATCACAAAGGAAGCTGCGGAACAAATTTGTTCCGCTCAGATGCAGGAGTTGAGCGAGATCAAGGAAATTTGCAATGTCAGATGTTATATTCGCAAAAGCATAATTTTCTTTGCGATTGCGAAGTTTGCCTACGAAATAACAAAAGTCCATGTGTATATTTGGCAGTTGACTTAAATGAAAAACTAAATTCCAGCTGTGGATTATCTCAGTAACTATGCGGGATTAAATTCTGTAATGCACCTTAACAATTCTATTTTTTTGTCTTATAATAAACCTGTAAGCACTCATGATTTATGTTTTTATGCATACTAACCGGGCATCTGAAAATAGTGTGCGAGACTAAATTCCACATGCCTTATGTGCAAGACTAAATTCTGGTGCAGTGAAATCTGCCTGTGCTTTACTATTTTATTTTATAAGTTTTGGACTAAGCATAACATCATCAGGTGCGATTGCCTTTAATCCTAATGCTTTGTGCAGTTTGTTGTCCAAGAGTAAAAGAGAGAGTTCATATGGGCTATGTCCATTAAGACTGTCTCTTTTTTCGCTGTTTATGTGATTCATCATAAGTCTGACTTTCTCGTCATTTAAATCAGCGAATGAACTCCCTTTCGGACGGATGTAGCGGATATACTCGTGGTTCTTTTCGCAGGCACCTTTTTGCCAAAAGCTGTATGGATCACAGTAAAAGACCGTCGTGCTTTTACTTCCGTCACAGAATTCCTCCATCTCTTCACGAGCTGAGAATTCTGAACCTCCATCCGTGAGGATCACCGGAAAAAGCTTTTTGAATGCATCCTGTCCTAACACTGTTTCAAGCCATACAAAGACCTCTAACACGCATTCCTGGTCTTGATATTCCAACAGGAACATAAGCATAAGATTGCAGTTGCGGAATGTAAAGGTCAAGAGGGCGCAGCTTTCGCCTTTCATTCCTTCCACGCAGTCCATTTCCACAACATTTATATCTGGATGATCTTTCATATAATTCTGGAAATTTTCGTAGTTATGACCTTGACGATAAGAACGATCTTTTGCACTGGTCTGTGTAGGTTTCTTGCGTTTCTTATAACGTACAGAACGTCTTAAGTCACCATTGCGGACATCGAATACACAATCATTGATGTAGGAGTAAAGTGTTCTTCTGGAGCAACCCAATTCTTCTGCATGAGTAGCATAAATATGACCGATGGACTGATGCTTCTCCTTGATCAATGGAACCAATAAATCATTCATGGATTGAATGCTTTCCGGAGTCTGGTTAATGCCGACTCTGCAATCGACTAGCACGCTACGGTACTCATCATGGGCATATTTGGATGAATAAAACTTTCTGGGCATAAGACAATGGGTCTTTTTACCACAGCCATTACATACGTAGGGAGGTTTATTCAGTTTCTCACATTCAGCTGTCTCATATGCGGGACATATATCAGTGCAGCGAAAGGATGGTTTTCTGCAAAGCTTACAATGAATGCCACACATCTTATCACACAAGCATGTCACCTTACAGTTCTTGCGATGAATACATGGCGGGTGAGTGTAACCTGAATCCGGACGTTCTTTTGTATGTGCGTGGAGACGTACTTCCTTTGATATGGTAGATGGATTTTTACCAATAATTCGTCCAATTTCAGTGAAGCTTTTATTCTCAGTAAGACCTTTCTCGATATCAACA